TGTAATGGACGGTGCATGCTATGTTGATGGTGGAATTCTTATAAATTTCCCACTTGAAATATGTTTAAACGATACAAGATGTGAATCAAATGAAATTCTAGCATTTAAAAATATATGGTCAATTAATCAGGTAATCAATCCTATTGTAGAAACAACTGACATTTTAAGTTATTGGGTCCATATTTTGAAATTGATAGGAAAAGAAATTAGTAGTGAGTTGAGACAGCCTTCTGTTCCAAATACTGTAAATTGTATCATAGAAGAGATTAATGGGTATGAAGATTGGTTTAATGTTCTTGGTGCTAAAGATAGTAGAGAGAAATTTATTAAGAAAGGAGAAATGGCAGGATTCATGTTTAATCGTTACAAATCTTAAATGTTTCTATTTTTATTATCTAGAATTAATTCGCAAGTACAGTTGATAAAAAGTTTTCCATTGTTTTAACATCTGGTTTGGCATCAAACTCAATAATTTGATTACCCTTTACAAGTTTTATTGTCGGGTAACCTTCAACTTTGAATTTATCTGCTAACTCCGGATTAGCGTCACAATCAACTTCTACGAATGTCAAATTATACCCATTTATATTGTTATTATCAGCATAGTTATTCTTTAATTGTTCCCATTCAGGTTTAGTTTTTTTACAATGAGGGCACCATTCAGTTGAAAAAAAGTATAATTCAGCACTTTTATTTTCATGTGAAGTAGATGATGAAATTGTATTGTTCCCTTGAGAACTTCTTCCTTTATTAATGTAATTCTTGTAAACATAAATTGCTGTTATTATAAATAGTGACGCTAAAAAAAGAACCAATATGAATTTTTTGTAATTTACTAAAGTAGTCCCTATTTTGTTTGTTGCGTTGGCGAACATTATATAATAATATAGAATAAATAAGTATCTTTATTTAACGAATAGCAAAATTAAATATTTTAATGTCTTCTGGTTTTATTTCTTCTAGATTTATTTTTTTTAGATTTATGTCTTCTAGATTTATTTTTTTTAGATTTATGTCTTCTAGATTTATTTGTTTTTTTCATGAAACCTCCAATTTTCATTTCTCCGAAAGCATCTAAAACACTATCAATGCCATCAGTGTTTACAACTGCCATTTCTACATTTGGGTCTTGCAATCTGGTTGTTTGCATTAAACTCATTAACTCGTCAACATCTTGTTGATTTATTAAACATTTTTGATAAACATTTATGTTTCTTAATTCCTTTTTTAAAATATATCCAAATGGTGGAGTTACACCTTTCTTTAATTTAAGTACTACGCATTTTCCGGACATAATATATATATATATTGATAGATTAAAATAAGTTATCTTAAAAAATTTAAAGATAAATTATGATATAAAATTAATCAAATGTTATTTAGAGATGAAAATGGAAATATCGTTGAAATTAATAAAGCAGATTTTTCAAATGACATTGAATATTATAAAAAAATATCGTCAGTGTATGGAATTAACTTTAATTCAAACAATGATAATGTAAAAGGTAAAATTGTTGAATTTATTAAGCAAAAGAAGTAATGATTACAATAATCAATACTAATAAACTAAATGATAATAAATAACTTGCAACAACATTATTTCTTATTTGTGTCATTGATGGGTCAATGAATAAGTTTTTTAAATTGTTTGACGTGGCATTGGTGCTTTTTAAATTTAAATAAAACGCACTTCCCAACAAAAACAATGCTGTAATTTTTCCTATAAATATTAAAATTCTATTTAATAAAGGTATAAAAAAGACTATTATTAGCAATAATAATGCAACAATTGTTAGATACGAAACATTTTTCGTATTATTTGAAAAATAATAAATTGTAGAATTTCTATTTGCCATATATAATAATATAATATTTTCTAAATTATTATATATGGCATTAAAAACACTCGCGCGTAAAAATAAAAGAACAAATAAAAATAAAACTAAAACTAAAAAGAAAAGGGTTTTTACTAAAAAAAATTATAGTGCTGGTGATGGAATGCTTACAACTGCTTGGGGACCGGCTCTATGGCATTCATTGCATATGATTAGTTTTAATTATCCAGTAAACCCAACTCAAGAAGAGAAAAAACATTATAGAAATTTTATAATAAATTTACAAAATGTATTACCATGTAAATATTGTCGCATAAATTTAAAGAAAAATTTTAAGTTATTGCCACTGACAATGGATTGTATGGAAAGCAGAGAAACATTTTCTAAATACATGTACAATTTACACGAGACCATTAATAAAATGCTGGGAAAAAAATCTGGATTGTCATACTGCGACATTAGAGAGAGATATGAACATTTTAGGGCTCGCTGCACAAAAGAACCCTCAATTTTATTAAAAGTTGGTCACTTAAACAAAAAAGAAAAAGGTTGCACTGAACCATTGTATGGAAAAAAATCAAAGTGTATTATTAAAATTGTTCCACAAGAAGAGAAAGTTGATACATTCCAAATTGATGAAAAATGTTTGAAAAAAAGAGGAGATTAAAATATTAATTATTAAATGCCGTTTATTTATTAATTAATAATTAATTAATTATTTTATTTATTTATTTAATTTACATACCAAACTGACTAAAATCCGCTAATACTGGCATTGGTAAATATGGATTTTCTGGCTGATATGTTGGGCGTTTTACACACTCAAATGCTGATTCTGGGCATCTACCACAAGGAGGACAGGGTGCGCATTTTTTATTTTTGTCGCAATTATTTATTATGGTAGGACATGCAGGGCATACTGGAGGTACAACTTGCGATTTCAATATATACAAATCTTCTTGACCTGAAGGAATCTGGTGCCTTGGGATACCTTCAATTGTATTCTGTGGCGTAGCATAAACGGATTGTCCGTTGTCTAATGATACCATTTTAGAGAGACTGGAATCAACGTCTCCATCGCCATCTACATTGTCATAGTAGTTTGAACCTGAAATATTAGATTGAGGATCATAAGATCGGCTTGATAAATTATTTGAATTTTGTTTTTGAACAGTAGATTTTTTTTTGGGTCTATTATTACTCATACCCTCCACAATACTGCCTAAACTGGAAGCAAATACTAATGCTAATAGTAAAATAATAAATAGGTGAACTCCTTTAAGTTTCATTGTATAATTTATGTTTGGAAAAAAGTTTAATAATAAATTGATACAAAAAAATAACATTATGTTATAGATATACTACAATGGACGTACCTTCCGAAACACACATTAAAAAACCTAAGTCTATTAGGACGGTTAATGTATTGAAAAATAGTTTTTATGATGAACCAGATACTACCGAGATTGGGATTGATGAAGTAGGACGAGGTCCAATGTTCGGTCGTGTTTATACCGCTGCTGTAGTTTTACCTAAAGAAGGCTTTGATCACTCAAAAATGAAAGATAGTAAAAAATTTCATTCTAAAAAGAAAATTAATGAAGTTGCCGAATATATTAAACAACACGCAATTACTTGGAGCGTTCAATGGGAAGATGAAAAAACAATTGATAAAATTAACATCAGAAATGCTACGCATAGTGCTATGCATAAAGCAATAAGAGACATTTATGACAATTCTAAAGAAACTCTTCTATTGGTAGATGGAAATGATTTTAAACCTTTTATGATTATGAATGATAATGTACTAGAACAAGTATCTCATATTTGCATTGAAGGCGGAGACAATAAATATACTTCTATTGCAGCTGCTTCTATTTTAGCCAAGGTTACTCGCGATGCCTACATAGATGAAATGTGTAATGAATATCCAGAATTAATAGAAAAATATGACCTGCAAAATAACAAAGGATATGGAACAAAAAAACATATGGAAGGAATTAAAGAACATGGCATCACTGAATGGCACCGAAGAAGTTTTGGAATTTGTAAAACATTTTCATAAAATAAATAATAACTACATAAAGAAAGAATATTAATTTATAATATAAGAACATGAGTTGCTACATTATTTTTAAATATGACGGATGGCATCCAAATGGCGGAGCAAGAGATATAACATCTTGTTTTAATTGCTCCAAGGATGCAATTGGATTTGCGGAACAATTAGCGAAAAAATCAGAAGATTCCATACATGTTTATGATACGGCATTGCAAAGAATTATTTGGGATAGTTATGATCAGAGAAAAAAATGGAAAAAAAAAATGCTAAAATTGTAAAACAACAAAAATGTTCTACATATTTAGACGAAAAAAAAATAAAAATAACATCATATGAAGATAGACCAGAAAAATTATTCACATATACATTTCTAGAATAGTAATTATTACCTTTTTTATAATTATAAATACACATTTTTGTTTATTTATATTTAAAAAATTGAACTAAAAGAACAATACTTATTTTATGATAGATAAATGAAAGTACTTGTATTTGATACTGAAACAACTGGATTACCCAATGGACGTAACCCATCTATATTAAATACACATGACTGGCCATATATTGTTCAATTAAGTTATATTATATATGATGTTAGCAATAATTTAATTATAGAAACATTTGATAATGTAATTGATTTAAAAGATGACGTTGAAATTACAAAAGATAGTATTGATATACATGGCATAACCAAAGAAACATGTAAATCTATTGGAGTTCCAATTAAACAATGTCTTAACCAATTCAACAATGCCATTCAGACAGTTGACATTGTAATTGGTCACAATATATCGTTTGATAAAAGAGTAATAATGGTGGAATGTATTAGAAATAATGTGCAACAACGTTTTAATTTTAGAGAATGCAAAAAACCCGAGTATTGTACAATGATGAACGGTATTGACATTTGTAAAATGGAAATGACTAATCAAAATGGAAAAAAGTATTTTAAATATCCTAAATTAAGTGAATTGCATAATAATTTGTTTGGGGAAATTCCAAATGGATTACATAATTCATTTGTTGACATATTAATTTGTTTAAGATGCTATGTTAAAATGACAAATGATTATGATATTGTAAATGAAGAGAGAATTAAACACTTGTTTATTGATTATAAAATCTAATTATTTAAAAACATGAGATTAAAACATAATATTTAAATATAATATTATGTTTAATTTAACAAAATTTTTTATTTATTTTATTAATTATTTATTTTATTAACCAGAACACATTTCGCAATTTTCATACTCTTGATTATCCGAAATTGCCGTCTCGTTTTTTTCTGGCTCAATCGTAAATTGTTGAGCCTGATGTTTTGGCTTACGACGCAAATAGTATAGTCCGGTTTTCAATCCTGCTTGATGTGAATAAAAGTGCATGCTTGTAAGACTTTTATAATCTGGGTCTTCCATCCAGAGATTTAAACTTTGAGATTGACAAATAAATGCGCCTCTATCTTTGCTCATGTCAATTAGTTGTTTCATTGGTATTTCCCAAACAATTTTATATTTATCTTTGAGATGTTGAGACAAGAAACTTAATTGTTGTACGCTACCTTTGTTTGCTATGATATTATTTTTAATACTTTCGTCCCATTTTCCAATTTTAATTAAATCATTCATTAAATATTTGTTCGCAATTACAAACTCCCCTGCCAATGTTCTACGAGTGTAAATGTTACTAGTTACTGGCTCAAAACATTCGTTGTTTCCAAGAATTTGGCTTGTGCTTGCGGTTGGCATGGGAGCGAGTAAGAGAGAATTGCGAATTCCATTGTTGACAACGTCTAGTTTTAATTTATTCCAATCATACCGTGAAGATGGAGTTACATTCCACATATCAAATTGCAAAATTGACTGTGATGTAGGGGACCCTTCAAAACTACTATAAGCACCAATTAATTGTTTGTCACGCAGTACAAACTCACCATCTACCAAATTATATAATTCATTTCTAACTGGTTTTATTTTATTATAAATATCATTAATTTCATCTTGTTTAAAACTATCAAACTTATTTACTGATTTTTCAATAAACAATTCAGGAAAATCTTGACCATTGTAATCATTATCCATTAAATGTTCATATAACTTCATCAAATGTTCACGTCTCACACTAGACAACTCCATGCTCTTTTCTAGTGCGGCGTGATACATAGTTTCAAATATATTTTTATTAACATCAATTGCATCTTGACTATGAAAAGGTATGTCCAACATAAAAAATGCATCAGCAAGTCCCTGAACTCCAACTCCAATAGGGCGATGAAGCATATTACTTCTATGAGTTTTTTCAGTTGGATAAAAATTAATATCAATAATTTTATTAAGATTCTCAGTGACAACTTTGGTAACTTCATGTAGTTTATTATAATCAAAAACTGGCTTCAACAATTGTTCAAGCGATTGATAACCACCTACATATTCATCGTCCAAATATATTTGAGGCACAGTATTTACTGTAGTGTTCTCATTTTCGCTTACTGTTTTGTAAAATAATTTTCGTTCGGTTTCATCATCCAATACTATTTCTTCATAAAAAATATTACTCTCTTTTAATAAGATTTTTGATTTTACACAGAAGTCGCATCCGGTTTTACTATAAATTTTTGCTTTATTAAACGCCTTAGCAGGAACTACAAATTTCGTTAAAGAAATGCTTGCCAAATTACATACGGCGGTCTCTTCAGGAGACGAATATTGAATAATCTCCGTACACAAATTACTTGATTTAATAGTTCCAATATTTTTCTGATTACTTTTTTTATTCGCTGCATCCTTAAATAAAATATATGGCGTTCCAGTTTCCATTTGAGCGTCCAAAATTTTAAACCATAAATCGCGAGCCTTTAGAGTTTTAATCGCTTTGCCTTCTGTTTCGTATTGTTCATATAATTTATTAAACTCATCGCCATAGGCATCTGATAGACCGGGGCATTGGTCTGGACAAAATAGGGACCATTGTTTATCAGTTTTAACTCTTTCCATAAACAGATCAGGTGTCCATAATCCTAAGAATAAATCTCGGCAACGCATTTCTTCATCTCCGTGATTTTTACGTAATTCTAAGAATTCTTCAATATCGGTGTGCCAAGGTTCCAAGTAAATCGCAAAACTTCCACTACGTTTTCCTCCTCCATTATGAATAATGCCATTATGGATCATGTAGTTATGCTCATTCTTCATTTGAAGATCGTAAAGAACTCCTGAATATTTTTCTCTCTTAATATTTATAATTCTACTCAGCAAATAATCATTATATCTTAAAAATTCAAATTTTTGTGTATCAATGCGTTCAATATTCATTAGGTCACAAATTTCATTAGTCTTTGGAACTCTTAGATAATAAGATTTATTTGTATTATTTTCTCCATTCAACGTTTCCATAAAATGTCCGATTGGTAAAAATCCCATTTTCATACAAATGAAACGAGCAGATTCAATTAAATTTCTAGAAGAATTATCAAATACAATCTCGTCATTTAACAATCCATCTGTATACAATAGTCCCTTCAAGATATATTTACATTTTTCAACAGGTAAATTTAACCATTTATAATGGATGTGTTTTGTATGATTTAAATCATAAACATCACTATATCTAAATGGCAGCACAATTGATTTGCTCCAATAAATTCTCTTATCATTTTCACCAATAGATTCAATTCTATAATTAATAAATTTATTTTCAAAATAAATCTTACAAAAATCAAGAACATGTGATTGATATGTTGAATGTAACTGAATGTATCCATAATTGCTATCATTGCTCATTGATCCATGTCCTAAAATGATGCCATACATATAACAATCATCTTCTGAAATGTTTTTAATATCAATATAATGGGATGGAATTTTATAAACAATCATATCATCACATGTTAATTCTTTTGCGTCAATCCATTCAAATTTTTCAATTGAATTTTCTAACTTATTTTTAATTAAATTATAATTTAATCCTTTTGGTTGATTAGTTAAAACACATACAGGATGGTCTGGTGTAATTTTTAGATTATCAATTGAATGAGCAGTTTCAATATTCAATATCTCTCCTTCATATGGATGTTCTAATACATTCTCAATTGTTTCTATTTCTCCCTTAAGATTATAAATTTTCGTTTCTCCGATAGAGCAATTTTGTATTTCAATTGGACCATTCGTTGTATAAATAATAGTTTCTGGTACAACACACTGATCAACATAGCGAGCAGTCATATTAAAAACACGAAGCATAGGAACAATACCATTACTAGTTCCATTGGTTCCTCTAATATGAGAGCCAGTTCCGCGAATGTTATGGACATGCAAACCAATTCCGCCAGCCCATTTTGAAATTTTTGCACAATCTTTTAGTGTATTATAAATTCCATCAATGCTGTCATTCTCCATAGCAATCAAGTAGCAAGAACTCAATTGTGGGTGAGGCGTACCGGCATTAAAAAGGGTCGGCGTAGCATGAGTAAAGTATTTTTGCGACATTAAATCGTATGTTTCCTTTACTTTGTCTAGGGCAGATCCATGAATTCCAATCGCTACGCGCATCCAAAGATGTTGCGGACGCTCTACAATTGATTTATTTACTTTCATCATGTAAGCCCTCTCAAGCGTCTTAAATCCGAAAAAATCAATTAAATAATCCCTCTTAAAATCTAACATTGATTGTAGTTCATCCGAATGTTCTGTTGCAATATCATACAGTTCTTTAGTAATGAGAGGACTTTGTTTTCCATTAATGTCTTTAAAATTATATAGCAATGTCATTGTTTCGCTAAATGATTCAATTGTACTCTTTTGATGATTAGATACTACAATAACACTTGCTAAAATAGCATAGTCTGGATGCTGAGTTGAGAGAGAAGCACATTGCTCTGCCGTCAATTCATCAATCTTTTTAGTAGGAATTCCGCTATAAAGTTGGTCAATTACTTTTACAACAAGTGCAGAATAATTAATATTAACATTGAATTCTTTACCAATTGTTTTTACTCTATTAAGGATTTTATCAAATGAAACGTCTTCTTGATGTCCATTACGTTTAATAACTTTCATTTCAGACATGTTCATGAATTCCTGCATGATATAATATTAATTAGATAAATTAAGTTTAAGTTGTTTGTATTAAATTAATAATCTTGACCCGCAAATACTTAATTAATAAATATACCATAATAGGTGTGCGTTTAACTTTAGGAAAAGACAAATAATTATATCCTAAATATTTTCATCAAATAAATGAATAAAATATACATATATGATATATGTTGTCTATGATAAAAATAAATAATCAACAGTTAACAATTCTAAAAGTGTCACTCGCAGTTATGATGTTAGTTTATATATTATTGAAAAATAAAAAAACAGAAGGATTTATGACTTGGGGAGAATATCCACGCGATCAAGTAAATCCTTTATTATATGAAGACTATCCTTTAAAAAAACCAAAAATGGAACTTAGTAACTTAGGAAGTGAACAATTATATAAATTTTATCCTGTATTTCCTGCTAATTCAACGCAGATTAATAACATTCGTTACTGGAAAACCCCAAATAATGGAAAATGTTCGCCAGCAGAATTTTGTGACGCTTACTACGGAGAGAAAAATATACCAATAAATGTTATAAATCCACCAGTTCCTGAATGGGGACCTCAACGTGTAAATTATTATGAATCTTAAATTAAATTAAATTAGTATTAAAATATAAATTATTACAAATAAAATTTTTGTAATAAATTATTCATTTATTTAGTTATTTTAATTTATTTAATTTTTATTTATTAAATAATACAATTTTTATATCATCCGCATTAACTTGCTCATCATCCAATTTATTATTTATTTCATTTGACATATTGTAATCACTTGTTAATTTTGTAACATCAATAAAACATTTACGATTTGTTTCATTAATTAGTTTTTTCTCTCTTTTTTTAGGCGCACGATGTTCAAACCCATGTTCTTTTTCTTTTGTTATTGTATTCCAAACGTTTTGAATTACATGAATTGCACTATTAAACCATGGTTTATTCCGCAGAACAAGAACGCAAGAAACTTCATCTAGTTTCCAATATATATTACGCAACCACATAAGGTCTTTGTTCTTTTCCATAATGCTGTCTTGCCATTCTTCAAATTCTTCGCGTGATATTTCAAGAGGAGCATACTCATATAATGGTTTTTCATCTTTTACAAAATACATAATAATGCCCTTTAAATCATGCATTTCTGTTCTACAAAATGAACCATCATTCTCAAATTCTTCATATGTTTCATATTCAACAAATCTAGTTTCTAAAAAATCACATTCGTTTAGATCGCACACCTCCATCTGTACCTGAGTTTGTATCCAATATTCCATTTTTGGTATTCCATTAATTTCACGATTAAATATATTTTTAATTTCAAGCATTCTACCATATCTATCTGATAGTGGACAGTCATTAATTCCGTCAGGTGATGCGGCTAAGAATGAATATTTATCATGAAGAATACATCCATAATCATGAACTTTAGTATTATAATGTTTCTCATAAAACATAATTGAAACCGGTTCATATTTATTTCCCCAATGCATTGGGGTTTCAGTTGAAACCCTACTAAACTTATTAATATCAAATGGCTTGCATTTATCATAAATTAATTGATTTTTTGATGACTCGCTGGCAAATGCTTTCCAAATACTACTTGCAGTTAAACAATTGTGTCTAAATTCATACCATTCACTTGATTTTTGTTCTGGTTGCGGTTTATTCTTTAAAATATTTATCTTTTCTGTCAATTTTTTAATGTTGGGCGGGTTTCTTATAAATGTTTTTTTAAACGACCGTTTTGGTACGAGTTTATAAGGCAATAATTTAAATGATTCCTTTATAAGGGGTATTATTTCTTCAAAATCATCTTCTGAATATTTGCAGTCAAATTGAACTTCCAATAGTTCTATTACATATTCTATTATCATGTCTTTATAATCTGGATTATTATAGATTAAAGGGTCATCTAAAATAATATTCTCAATTAATGTGCTAATTGTTTCAATTAGTGTTTCTTCATCATTAACATTAAACATTGGTGGTAATTCAACCTTGTTTGTTAGGTCAATAACAGTGCCCATGATTATTTGTATTATAGTAACTTATAATTATATGTTTAAATTGTATCAATTTTATCTTTTTTCTCTTTAATTGGTGCTTTTTTTGTTGAAGATTTTTTAGGACCTAGACCCTTTGTAGTTGATACATGTTTTTCGGATCGTTTCATAGTAAATTTCCTTGTATTTTTATTAAAAAGTAGCGAAGGAATACTTTTAATTTCTCCTGTTTCTTTATCATAATTTACATCCTTTGCTTTTTGTAGTTGTTTTTTATCAAGATAAACACTAAAATCTTTTTTTAATGTTTTTAATTCTGGGGCTGTTAATTTATTTTCTTTACTAATTCCATTAGCATAATCATTTAATTTCTTAAGTTTTGCGGTTTTATCTAGTTTACTCCAAGGTTCATTTTTATTCATATTGCTTTCTTTTTCAAGAAATAGATCTATATTTGATATATCACTTGAAATAGTTAACTTCGCATCACTGTTTCCATTTAACATCATGCTTTTGTATTTAATATTTTTAAGTTCTTGGCTATCATTTTTGCTCATTCTATTACAATATATAAAGACTATAATTTTAACTTATTTTTTTAAATTATTATAATATATATTATTTTAAGGTTGACTAATACATTAATGATAATAAATTAAAATAAATTAAAATAAAATAAATTAAATTTTTGACATAATACATATGGGTTAATTAATTAATATTAAAATATGACATTTTTTATATCAACATGGATAAAACAATAAATTTTTCAGGAAAATTAACAATAGATAAATTTAATAACATAAAAAACGGTACTATAGCCAAACGCACACAATTAAATGATTTAGATGATCAATTTCTCTCGTACAATGAACAACTAAAGATGTTAAATAAACTATTTATTGATGGGGAATGTGAGAATGACAAACTATTGAAGAGAGAAATAATTAAGAAAATAAATAGTTATAAATCACAAGACATTCATAAAAAAATTTACAATGAATTATTAATTATTTCTCTCTCCGATACATTGGAAAAATTAGTTTGTAGCAGATTAAATTGTTATTATTGTAAGGAACATGTTCTATTATTTTACAAAAATGTAAGAGACCCTAAACAATGGACACTTGACAGAATAAATAATGATTTGTGTCATTCAAACGAAAATACATTAATTTCGTGCATGCACTGTAATTTACAGCGTAGAACAAGAGATTTTAATAAATTTTTATTTACAAAACAATTAAAAATTACAAAAGAAAATTAAATATATAGGTTTAAAAAATAAAATTAAAACAATTTAGTAATTATAATGGAGCAATTAAAATGGACAGATGGTACAAAATGCGAAAGAACTAATAGACTTGCAGAAAATAACCCCATAGGAGAGGCACTTAAGGAAGGACCCGTTCCAGAAGGACTTACAACTCACAACAAGAGAGAACTATCAAATAATAAAATATTAGAAAGAGGAATGATGTCCCAAACCGGACAAAATCCATTTTTAAATAGAAATAATTACTTAGAAGACTTAAACATACAAGAAACATTTCTTAGACCAAAAAATAGTAATTTTGACATTGAAACTAAAAAATAAATAATCCAATAATAAAATAATTATATTTAAGTATTTTAAATATTTAAATAGAAAATACAAAATATATTTAAAATGTCATATACAACTCAAAATGATTTATTATTAAATAAATTAATGGATTTTTATAAACAAGAAGATAATTTAGATACAATGTTGTCCATTATAAATGGAGAATCTAAAATATCATTGAGAATAGTTGACTGGTTTGCTACTAATTTTGCCAAAAAATATTATACATTATACACATTGTCAGGAACAAATAAAAGATTTAAAGTTTATATGGATTATAAATTAAAATTAAAGGCATATTCAAAAAAAAGATTTGACCCTTTTTGTAGATGGGATAGAATTAATATTCCTTATAAAAATAATACATTCATTCAAACAACAATAGGACAATTAAATTTCTTTAAATGGGCATTAGAAAACGAAGTAATTAAATACATTAATGATAATTACTCCAACATTGAGAAAGACATGAATAATAGAAATAGCACGTCTAAAAGAAAAACAGTTACTCTAACTGGTACAAAAAATCAAACACGCAAAAAAAGAGAAGAATTATCAGTTTATGCTTCAAAAAACATTAAAAAAGAAGATGTTGAAATTGTTGTTACATTTGATTAATAAACATTTATTTAATGTTTTAAGTTAAAATGATTATTTAAATATAGCGAATCATTTTAACAGTATGGGAAATCAACAATCAATTAAAAAAATTAATTTTGAAGACATGCAACAATCAATACAAAATAAATACATTATAATTAATACACTACTTGTCGGAGAACAAGAAATATTAATAGAAGGCACTGTTAATGCGGAGAGAGAAATAGACATTTTAAATGATTGTTTAAAAAAAAACAAAACAGATGTTTATATAATTATTTATGGCAAAAATGCGAATGACGAAACAATATTTAAAAAATACAATCAATTAATATCTCTTGGATTTATAAACACTCATATTTATTCAGGGGGATTGTTTGAATGGATGTTATTACAAGACATATACGGTGAAGAAAATTTTCCTACTACAAAAAAAATATTAGATATATTAAAATTTAAACCTAAACAAATATTAAACATTAGATTTCTTGAAGATGGTTAATTTAATTATGGAAATTATTAGATAATGCATTGTCATAATTTGACGACATTAATGAGGTGTATTCACGTGCAATTGAAACATAATCAATCTTATTGGGTACAATAAAATTTCTAATTTTAGACAACCAATCAGACACAACATTCGGATTTTCATAAATGTTCACATTGCCGTCAAGAGTAAGTTGATCATAATTTTCAGCCGTAAGCCAATCTTCGTGATATTTATGACATTGTTTTAAATATTCAATTGGAATATGCTCCCCTGTCCTATTACGAATTACGACACGTTCATGCGCAATTTCAGGCTCGGTCTTTACATAAATGACCTTTGTAACTGGAACCTCAGAAACAAATTCATCAAACCATTTTTTATAAATAGTATATTCAATTAAACTAATTTTCTTATCATCATAAAGCATCTTTGCAAACACATTAGCATCAGTGTAAATACTACGCTCTGTAATAATGTATTTAATCTTTTTATTTTTAAGCGCGTCGCGAAGCAGAGAAAGACGCGAAATATAAGCCATCATTTGAAATTGAAACGCAAATTTTTCGGTTTCAGCATAAAACCTTTCAAGAATAGTAATACCATTCTCATCTTTGATAGTATTCCAAATGTTTACAGGCTCTTGCAAGAAATAATAATCACTGTCATTTTTATAAGCATCTTCCATATTAGATACAAGAGTTGATTTTCCAGATCCAATGTTTCCTTCAATAGCAATAATCTTAGGTGTCGCTTGGTTCATTTTGGGTAGTATTGCTATTTAATAATTAGTAAATGAACATTTCAATTTTTATAATTAAATCAAAAATAAATATAAATTATCATCTTAAAAAAACCAACGTTTTACATAGTAATAGGGATAATATAAAATTGGATAATCTTCATAATTCATTTCATTGTCATCTTTGTAAAACGGTACCTCAGATACTATTTCAACATTTCTTGGATAATAATAATTATCTGACCCCCAATAGCCACCATAATAAGGACTTTTGCGACGGACATTATATCTATGATTTCCTACTCCCCTGTATCCTCCCCTGTGTCCACCACCCCGGTATCCTCTGCCACCATGTCCTCGGTTAAAACCTTCTAAACCTTTATATTTATAAAAATGTTTTGCTAATAAGAAAATGGTAACCAAAAACATCGCACGTTTCAATGATAATTTAATGTTCATATAATTTAAATACAGAAATAATTTAAAAATTGAAACAATAATAAAACAATAGCAATATAACAACATACAACAAACCGCAATGGACCTAAACCAACGCAGACTTACCCGCGACGAGTGGAATGGTATTGAAGTGCCTGTTAATGAAAGAGAAAAAATGATTTTAAATTTAATTACCAGAGGATTTAATAATGTCCAAATTAAACAAAATAATAGTTTGTCAATTGTTGACTTTTTAAAACTTTCACCATTTGAAACTATTTCAGAATACATTTATGAAACACATATTGTCCCATTATTATTACCTCTTGTAAAAAAATATAAAATTACAATTCCTCGCCATAACTTATCCAATATTAAAATGAAAAAACAAGACTCCATTAGAGTAAAAAATTCAGCCAAGTATTTTGAAAATAGAGACAACACTCAAGAATTGTTTGAATTTAAATTAATTGAGTTACTGTCTGAAATGTTAGAAATTAAACATAAACGAAATAATTCAATCATCAAATTCTATACCATTAAAATGCTTATTGGTTACAATGTGTCAAATGTTAATAGAGTTTTGATTGAATATTTAAATCAGGTTTTAGAAGAACAGTCACAAAATATCACTAAACTTGAATTTATTAAAAATGGATATGAAATGATAGAAAAAAATAATAATATTTTGAAATATTCAGATGAAGAACTTTATGAACATCAAAAACAGTTATTTACTGTTAGCAAGCGCAATAATCCCAAACTTATTCTGTATATTGCGCCTACGGGAACTGGCAAAACATTGTCGCCCATTGGATTGTCCGAAAAACATAGGGTCATCTTCGTTTGCGCCGCACGACACGTTGGATTGGCTCTGGCAAAAAATGCTATATCTGTAAATAAAAAGGTTGCGTTTGCATTTGGATGTAACGATGCCCAAGATATTCGCCTTCATTACTTTGCTGCCAAAGATTACGTAGTACATAAAAAAACAGGAGGCATATTTAAAGTTGATAATACAGTTGGAGAAAAAGTAGAAATAATGATTAGTGATATTAAGTCTTATATTCCTGCTATGCTCTATATGTTAGCATTTAACCCTGCAGAGAAAATCATTCTGTATTGGGACGAACCAACCATTACACTTGATTATGAAAATCATGCTCTGCACGAAATTATTAAACGAAACTGGAGCGAAAACATGATTCCGAATATTGTTTTATCATCTGCCACATTGCCATTTGAAGATGAAATTTGCGATACTCTTACTGATTTCAAATCCAAATTTTCAAACGGAGAATTGGAACCAGAAATACATACAATTGTTAGTTATGATTGTAAAAAAACCATTCCAATTATTAACAAAGAAGGATTTATTGAAATGCCCCATTATTTATACGAAGATTTTAAAGAAATTAAAGAAGTTGTAAAACATTGCGAAAAATTTAAAACAATTCTTAGATATTTAGATTTAAATGAAGCAATTAAATTCATTGTTTATGTAAACGAACAAGGACTAGTTTCTAATGAAACGGATGGTGTTGAGCATGAACGGAATTTCCCCACAATTGAAAGCATTAACATGAAAAATATTAAATTGTATTATTTGAAACTTTTGAAGAAAATTAGACGCGAACAATGGTCTGACATTTATAGATATTTCAACACAAATAGAGTTTGCAAACAACCATCTAATATTTATATTACAACTGAAGACGCATACACTCTCACCGACGGACCTACAATCTTCTTAGCAGATGATACTACAAAAGTAGCAAGTTTCTGTGTACAGACTGCTAAAATTCCATCAGAAGTAATTACTGATTTAACAGAGACAATTGCTTATAATAACAATATTACACGAAACATTGACCAAATGGAGAAAGAACTTGAAGATGGAACGAGTAAAGATGCAGATAAAGAGAAAAAATCAAGCAAAGATAGTGATGATAAAGAACGTGGAGGAGGCAAAAATAAAAAAGGCAATAAAGAACAAGAAATGAAACGGCTAAAGGAACAGATTGAAGATTTGAGAAAAATGATTAAAAACGTTGCTCTAAATACAATGTTTGTACCAAATACTAGACAACATTTAAATAGATTTAATCACAGCGAAACTACTAACGCGTTCACATGTGATATTTCGGACAATTTAATTGAACAAATCATGCGAATTCATGGCATTGAAGATAGTTGGAAATTACTTCTAATGATGGGAATTGGAGTTTTCGCAAATCAGGAAAATTCGGCTTACATGGAAATCATGAAAAAACTAGCACAGGAACAAAAATTATATATGATTATTGCTTCAACTGATTACATTTACGGAACAAACTATCAATTTTGTCACGGATATATTAGCAAAGACCTAGGAACCATGAGTCAAGAAAAATGCATTCAAGCAATGGGACGAGTTGGGAGAAATAATTTACAAAGCACTTATAGCCTAAGATTTCGCGACAATGAATTAATCTATAAACTATTTAGAACCGCGGAAGATAGACCAGAAGTAATTAACATGAATAGATTATTTCAAAGTGATTAAATTGTAAAATATTTTAATAATATAAATTTAATATATATAACATAACAAAATGACATTTAAATTTGAAATCATAGAATTAATGTCTATTATTTATTATACAATTCTTTTTGTTTCAGTTGGAATTTTTTTAACAGAAATGAATGACAGGTTCATTATACATAAATTTATTCAACAAGACAAACACACACAAAATCAATATAATAAAACGACAACTCAACACATAAGTGAAACTATTATAATTATCATATCGTTAACAATTATCATTTTTTATACTAAAAAAATATTAATCAAAATTCCATTCTTTTTAGATAATGTCAAAGGATTCAATCATAATAAAACAAAAGAAATTACAACCGCATCTGTTTTGGGACTATCAGTATTCCTTTTCTCAACAGGACTAAGAGAGAAAATTAAAATAGTAAATGAAAGATTAAATAATTAAATAAAATAATTAAATAAAATAATTACAAAATATAGTAAATAATTATATTTTTATATACTATATTATAAAATGAGTAAATTTATGAATTTTTTAACATTTAATTTAAGCCCATTAATAAAATATGATGAAAAATGGTGCGAAAAAATGAATTATTTTAATCCTTATTTAGACCCATTTGAACATAAATTATCGTCAAAAATGCCTTATGGAGATTATGAAGCATATAATATGTATCCTAAACATAATTGGGTTTATGATAAATTACTAATAGCGCAAATGCAAGGACTAATGGCAGGAAAATTAGAAGATTTAAAAAATAAAAACAATATTAATTATCCTATTTTTATAAAACCAAGATGGGGGCATAAAACAGGATCATCTAAAAATTGTTTTAAAATTAAAACAAAAGAAGAATTGCAAAAACATTTAAACGTTGATCATATGATGTGGTGTGAATTTATAAAGGAAAAAGAAGGAATGACAGATTATTTCTTATTGGATGGAAAAATTGTACATCAAGTAACATACATGTATTCAAATGAACAAAACGGATTTAGTGATGTATGGAAATACATATCATCTGAAAATAAACCACCGCATAAGATAACTGAATGGGTCACTCAAAACATGACCGGATACACTGGAGTAGTAAATGCACAATATAGAGGAGATGTCATTATAGAAATTGGACTGCGTTTAGCAAGAGGAGGCGCATATATCACAAGCACTGAAAATAAGGCACTAATTAAAAATATAAATAATTTAATTGAGAGAAAATATTGGGAATACTCATTAAATAAACAAATGGAAATTAAACCTTATTACGCATTTAAATGTTTTACAACATCTAACATATTATATTTATTACCACAACACCTAGTAGATTTATATGTAAATCGCTACAATATTAAACCATTCTACGAATACTATTTTGAACCTGTAGGAAATGAAGGATATACTTTTTTTCAATTTCTACATAATGATTTTAATGAAGGCATGGAATTAAAAGAAAATTTTGAAAGATTTTTTACATTAATTCAACATTTGTTTATATTTATGTTCATAGTAACTTGGTTTATTTTCATTAAAGACCGAATGTATGGAACCATTCTAATTATTATATTATTTTTCATGTTTATTACCAAATATTTAAATCCAATTACCACTAATCACGCCCTTTATAAAGCCATAAAACAAAATACGTCAAATGAAGACCCTAAAGGACCAGACAATTTATAATAATTAATAATAATTAATAATAATTAATAATAATTAATAATAATTAATAATAATTAATAATAATTAATAATAAGTTATGATAAATTTATAAACATGTTATTCTTTAATAATTAAAATTGAAATGATTATAACAGTGATTACATAAAACAACTAATAAATAACATGTCAACAACTGAAAGTTTTTTAAGAACCGGTAGAACCATATTTAATATGACATTATTAAATGAACGACGCATAAGAAACATAAATTATTATAATTATGTATTAAATGTTCCGTTTAAACTAGTAGATGGAACGGTTAAACATCATTACGCGATTGAAAAAAATACACCTTTATCTATTATGCTCAGTCATTTAAGACAATTAGTTAGTGAAGATTTTGGATTGGAACATTTTGAAATTATTCCGATTAGTTTAAGATACGAAGCAGGGGATGAAATTAATACATCTATAAATCGCTCCCAACATAATTTAAATGAAATTCTAGCACATGAATACCTGTCAAAAACTCCATCATTTTATGTTCGCCCTATGATAGAATATGCTGACATTTTATCGCCAATGCTTACAGAACAGTCTCAAATAATTGAAACTCGTGATTGCCCTGTATGCTTAGATAGCAAATCCAGTGCTAGAATGAATAAATATTTTAACTGCGAACATCTATTATGCATAGATTGTTTTACTCATTGGAATTCAAGGAGAGGAAATAATATAAGTTGTCCTTTGTGTCGCTCTGATTTTATTAGAGAAATTTAAAAATATTTTTGAGGGTCATCTGTCTTTTAGTTTTAGTTTTAGTTTTACTTTTACTTTTAGTTTTACTTTTAGTTTTAGTTTTAGTTTTTTTTTTACTTTTTGTTTTAGTTTTACTTTTAGATTTAGGTTTACTTTTAGTTTTACTTTTAGATTTAGTTTTACTTTTAGTTTTAGGTTTTTTACTTACGTAGTCTCCATGTGCAGTTATTAATTCTAATTGTCTAGATGCTGTTTTAGACAATTCAGGTGTTATAACAGAAGATTCTATAAATTTTCCACTAATTTCATTTATTGGGGAATTGTTGACTACATTTAAATATATATTATATGAATTCATACATTTAATTCTGGTATACTCATTTAATAATATTATATTATCTTCAAAATATTTATCTGATTCTGAGAGTGCATTTTTTAATAATTCCATGCCATTGTCAAACATATACAAATTATTAACAGTCATTAACTGATTCATTCCAATTTTAATATCATTTTCTATATTTTGATTAATTTTAATATCATTTTTTATAGTTTTATCAAATGTAATATCATTCTCTATATTTTGGATATGGTTACTTCTAAGCGTATACGTTTTTTTTCCTCCAACTCGTGGTCGTCTACAATTATCACACTCTTTGGTAGGACAAAAGGTAAATACCTCTGGCATGCCACGATTTCTAAATAAATTATTTATGTATGTTGCATAGTTAAATTGGTGTTTAGTATACTCAGCGTCACAACAATATCTAGCATTTAAAAATGGCTCTTGATGCCTCAAGTCAGCCGCAAAGTCTGCAGAAAGATATAAGTTATATCGCATGGGCGTAGTTCTATTAAGTTTGTAATCTACAAATGTAAGTAAAACATTTCGTAAATTTTGTATTTTATCAAGTGATACAATTCTATTTATATAAGGTGCTATCATATAACTACCCGATAACATATTAAATGTTAAATTATTATTAATTTTAATCATTTCCCCCGCAGCATAAATAGACGAAATTCCATACTTTTGTAATATTGTTATGTGTTTAGTTCCAAATTCAAAACAACTTTCAACATATACAATAAATAATTTAGGTGATATACTTCCAGCACCCAATCCAATAACCCATAAAAATATACCATTTGTTGATGTATAATTAAAAAATTCTTCATCACAATACGAATAATATCTATTTTGTTTAATAAGTTCCATTGAATCTGTTCTATAAGATAAATAATTTCTATTTATTCCTAGGTAATGACCTTCAAATTGTGTACAACATAAATTAGTTAAATTCATATTTATCTCAGTAACTGAAGATGTAACTGAATGCGGTGGTATATTATTGTGTATAAAAATATTATTAAGATCTATTGTTGGTCTTAAATCAACAATATTAAGTTGTTTAAGTTTGGATAAAACACTACGTCCTTGAGTGTCTCGCGTATATAGTTTTGTTAGAAATCGTTTCCTAGAATCAGTAATAAGTATTAATTTTCTATTATTCCAGTCGTTTATTTGTTGACGTGTCGTTCCAATTTGTGTATTATAAAATTCATATATCTGGCGATAAGACCAATAAGTATCTGATGTAATTATTGGTAACTCACCTTGTATTGGATCATTTGCAATTCGTGTTCTACCAAAATCAATTAAATAAACACGATGACCTTCTAAATAATCATAGTTGTTTACATACATTCCATTTTCTAGATGTGTATCTCCGTGAACATAACCTAACAAATAAAGCCTATTCAATTGATATGCATAATTTTCAAGTATTATTCTTCTATTATCAGTAATGTCTAGCACAGGGTTTGTCTGACTCCACCCAATAAAAGCATTACTTATATTAGTTGCTCCATTTAACAATTCCATAAAAATAAATCCTATTTCATTCACATTCGCATTTGTAAAAATAGTGTCAGCAATATTACGTAATATATGGTTGCTTCGCATTGTGTCGTATATATCTGAATGCGCAGGTTCAGTAGTAGCGCGTGTGTGACGAATCTTTCCTGATAAAACAATTGCTGGACATATTGGTTCATTCCATAAATCCATGGAATTTTGATATATTTGATTTTGAATTGTTACTTCATTGTTAAACTCTGATAAAGTAGTTACCTCTTTATTATTTGCAACGCCTTTAACATTACCAATTTGAACTAGTTTAAGTAATAATTCAGTTGTAGGCAAAACCATTTGATTTGTTCCTGGATAAACCGATATTATATTATCTGATGCCTGAATTGTAATTCTAACTAAAAAACCTCCAATTGAACTTGCTGGTAGTAATACCGCGTTATCTATAGTTACTCTAGCATTTTGTATATGAAAAATAGCACCTCCTCTCATATAATACCCAACGAATAAAATAATAATAATAATAAGAATTTATATGAATACTTATTGTTATGATTTAAATTATCCTAAAATTAATCTAAAAATACATCTATTAATTTAATAATTTAATAATTTATTTTTTCCACACTTCAAAAAAATTATTATAGCAAGGACCCCATCCTCCACTCTCTACATAATCTCTATAAAAATTATTATTTGTTAATATTTCATCAATATAATTTTTATTTGATATATCATGATAATCATTTTCCATAATTATTAAATTAATACCATCTAGTATTTCTGGCATATCCATTAAAATATAATAAAATGCCCCTTCACAATCCAATACCAATGTATCAAAAATAATATTATATTTTCGCTTTAAATCAATCAATGTAATAGTATTAACCAAATTATATCCCGCAATTAAAGTATCACTTGGAAAGGTATCCCATCCTCTTTGAATTAATTGTCTGTTTGATAATGCACTACTTTCTACATGGAAATTTAAATTATTTATGTCTCTATTTTCTTCTAATTGTTTTGCTATGACTGGGTCAGATTCCAATGTGACAAAATTATTTCTCTCTAAAATAGAAGCGATAATTAATGAATTTCTTCCTATATTTCCACCTATTTCCAACACTTTTTCTTTACCGGTTAAATATCTAACTGACATTTTTTGTTCAGGTAGTTCATCATTAAAAGTACCATAGTTCAATTTTAATTTAGAATGAAGGTTTTGGAGTTTTAAATTAATATTAATTGTGGTAATTATTGTATTATCTATTGTATTTATTTCAATAGAACATTCATCATTATATTCATTTAACTCTTCGCCATTTAATATATATATAAATTTTTTAATTCCAAATAAAGGGTCTGTAAAATAAAATGCTCTATTATGATCTCCGGAAGGAATAGAAATTATATTATTATTATTTAAACTCATCAAACATTTCATTGTCACATCTATATTAGTTTCTTTCGTTCCATATGAGATTATCATTTATGTATAATTGTATAACTTATTATTTATATAATAATTTATCTAAAATAAAAAATAAAACTTTAAAATTGACAATACAAATTAAAATTAAATTGTTATTTATTATATAAATGGAACTATGTGTTCATTGTCCACATTGTAATAATTTAATTTTAATTTATAAGAATGAAATAAATTGTGCTATATTTAGACACGGCGTTATGAAAACAACCATGCAACAAATGGACCCTCATTTACCTAAAGCAGATTGCGATAGATTAACTATAAACGGATTAATAATAGGTTGTGGAAAACCATTTAAATTAGTGAAAAATAATGAAGAATATATTGCGATTAAATGTGATTACATCTGAAACAAATTTTGCATCCATGTCGTGTATCGTTTATCTCTTATATTTTAATGTTCTAGATTGTTTTACACGTAATGATTTATGTAGTTTTTTATATTTTTTATGTTTTTTTGTTTTTTTTGATTTATTGTAAACCCTTTTTGTTTTGTAAAATTTACGTTTTTTAAATAAACCGCCTCTCATTAAATTAGTATTTGAATTATTTGATAATTTATTTATCATACCTCCTAATATTTTAATAGGATCGTTATATCTATATGAAAGATAGTCCCATTTGTATTCTGAATGTGCTTCTAAAAGCCTAGATTTTTCACCATCAGTCAATTCCCTACCAACCATTCTTCTAAAATATTCATAAGCAGTTCTATGATTGCCATCTCCAAAAACCTGAAAAATTATGATTAACCCTGATAAACAATATATTTTTTGTTCATGAGACAAACCATTAAACGCATTTATTGGATATTTATTGCCCTTTGAATCTATAAATACCGACGGATCTCTATATGCTAAATCTAGCCAAGTTTTTAATCTTTCAAAACCTTTTGAAAATTGGTTTGCTCTGTTATTATTTAAAAGTTCGCGTCTGATTTGGTCTCTCACCTCCACTGAATTTTCTTGACGTGTTCTGGCAATAGTTGATTCTACTTGATAGTCTAGATTCAAATTTACAAACTCAATAAATCCATTAAGACGCTCTCCATATTCTCTCTTAACATCATTAAATGATAATGTATTTGGTTCAATTAAAGACATTTATAATATAATTATATTTTAATTATATTATCATATTACTACAAGTTGGATTAATTTTATAATAGCATTGTCTAGACGCATTTTATTTTCATTGGCATTTCTCTGAAATAATGTCCATTATACGGTTTGTTTGTATCTAATGATTTTTTTAATGTTTTATCACTCATATATAAACTTTTAATACAATCTTGTTTACAAGTAAATTCACGAATCAAAGTATTATTTAAATCATATTGTCCTACTCCAATTTTATATAGTTGCGGAGTTCCATGTTTGCTTTCAAAATCTTCTTTTAATTCTTCATCGCAATTATCATATAACACATAATAATTTCCTCTTGTGATTGTTAAATTTTTAACTGGATTATCTAATGCAGAAACACTTTCATAATTGTTCAGTTGTGCTGCTGTTTTTCTATCTATATAGACATTCAATATTTCAGTTTTATCACTGTTTAACTTAGCAATATAACCTAAATTTTGTGTTTTCGTTTGTTTAGTTGGACTAATAGCATGAATCACATTAGGGTCTAACTCTCTATCCACCAATAACCATCTAAACCCTCTATAAATGGTATTTTCCAATACTGCTTTATTAATGCTACTACGTTTTATATCACTATTTTCCTTCATAACTTCTGTTACACTTTCATAAACTTTTACAAGTTCTAAAGTTTCAGGATGAATTTTTTGAAGTCTTGGTCCTAATGTAACAAGAGGTTCATTAAATCCAGTAGATACTTTGGTTTGAGTTGAGTTTATTTTTTCTACAAATATTTTGTTGGTTTGTTCAAGATTGTCAATTCTAGATGTTAATTGTTTTACGCTTTTAATTAATTCTTGTATTAATACATTGTCATTGTTTGTTTTATTCATTTCAATCAACATTTTTAATTGTTCGTTTTCAAGTTCTAATTTATTTGTATTATTGTTAAAATATTTAATGTTATTATTAATGACATCTAAAAGGGTTTTATAAGAGAGATTTTTGCCAATTAAAAATAATTCCAATTCTGTTTCATGTCCTTCCAAATCTGTGACCTTATTTAATCTAATAGTTTCGTGATTGTGAATAAAATTTTCAAAATCTTTGCTATTTTGGACTGAAAAACAATCCAATAGAAGACATTCTGGATAATTTGTTTTATGTTCATTATAACGGTTTGATATGCCTCTGCGACTCTCACCAATTTTAATAATGTATTTCCCATGCTCCAATGTTTTAACTTTTATAATGTAAATCATAGAACCAATTGTTGCAAATTGATTTAATAAAATTTTCTCTCTTTCCAAATATTTTTGTTCTTTTAATTTTTCTTCGGTTTCTTTATTTTTAGTGTCTTCTAATTGTTGTAATTCACTGTGTTTTTTTTCTATTTCCTTTTGCAAATCATATAATCCATTTAATCTAATTTCTTTTATAACTTCACATACCCAATTTTGGAATTTTTCAGCAATAGGTTTTCTTGATTTGAATAACACTTTATACAATCCCTTTTCGGTTAAAAAAGTTACTTGTTGGTCATCACCAAGGGTGTACATATTATGTACTACCTTTTCAGTTTCATCAAAATTTTGGATATTTGCCCTAATATTAGACATTTCTAATATAGTCCCTATATCATTTGCTCTAAATAAAGGATTACTATAATCTCCTTTAATAATAATATCTGTATGTGCATATATGACACCCTTTATTTAAATAGTTTATATTATTTATACAAAGGGCGTCAATACTATTGACACCCTTTTTTTGCGCCTGAAGATTCAGGAGCAAACATTTTATGATCACATATGCAATGACCATGATATTTATTTTAAATCATTACTTGTTTTAATTTAATAATTAAAATGCATTTTTTAATTATTAAAAGATATAAATATAAACCATACGACATATGGTCTTTAATTTGAGTAGGCGAGACCTCCCATTCCACTCATAATACGTAACACGTTGTAATTCACCGCATACACGCGGACCTTAGCAGTCTTGGTACCCTCAACCGTCGCATTTGACAAGACCAACTGTAGTGTGGCGTTATCAATTCGCGAGAAGTTGCACGTGCCACTGGGTTGGTGTTCCTCAGGGCGAAGGGCGAATGAGTACACATTAATACCAGTGTCGGGGTTACGGGTATGGTGCTGATAAGGCTGTACAAGGTCAAAGTAAGTTCCCTCGCGCTCAGAGAAACGATCCTGACCATTGAGTTGGAGCTTAGCAGTGACAACCGGGTTTTCACCCCAACAATGCATATCAAGAGAAGTCTCAGCAAGGACAAATGTACCAGCATCAGATACACCAGAGTTGAGAATGCCCGCATTATGGAAACCACTAGGACCATCAGCCTGAAATCCAAGATTGGGTTGACCGTAATTGCCGCTACTGTTGGCGCCACTATTATTCCACCAATCACTACTGCCGGTAACATCAACACCTCCAGCATCGTGGAATAATCCAGAACCATCAACAAACGAGGTGTTTACTCCCTCATAGCCTCCAGCAGCAACACCATCGGGTCCACCGAAAGCATGGATAGCATTAGGAAGAGCATCAACCGCGTCAGTGTAGTTAAACGGCTGAGCACCAAGAGTGCGGTATAGCAACTGGTTGCAGTCAAGAGATGAGCAGTAATCAACATTCTGATCAGGCTGGACAACCCAGATGAGTTCCTTACAGGGGTGGTTAAAGTTGAGTTTAATCTTGTTGGAAGATGAACCGACAGATTCATCACCAGTGAACTGGAGTTGTTCAATCAAGTACTCATGGGGGTTCTGTGCCATACGACGACGTTCATCAGTGTCAAGGAACACGTAGTCAACATATAGCGAGGCAGCAACAAGCGACTGGTTGTAAGCCTGAGTTACTTTCATGTTGGTGCTAGAACCAGTGCAGTTAAGTGATGAAACCGCCCATAAACACTCATCAATGGGGCGAATATCAAGATTAATCTTGACTTCGTGGTATTGAAGGGCAATTAAGGGAAGAGCAAGACCGGGGTTGCGGCAATACCAGAATTGTAAAGGAACGTATAACGTGGTTTCCGGAAGAGCATTACGGGGAGCACACACTTGACGAGGGGCTTGGCTGTCACAGGGTCCATCAACGGCACTGAAAGACGGGTCGGTAATGAAAGTCAACTGAACAGTGTTACCAATCATCTTGTAGTATCCACGTTGTTGTTCAGATGTAAGGGTAAGTTGGTTCCAGATGTGCATCCAGTCACCATATTGGCGATCAATGCGTTGACCACCAATTTCAACCTCAACCTGAGAAATCAATTGCTCACCAGGGAAATCTAACCAACGGGCATAAACGCCACTGGCACTTGCACCGGTGGCATTGCTCGAGTTAGCCATAGCCTGATTAATTTCAGGCAAAGTAACCTGTAAATATGTGCGGTAAGCTAAATCACCATTACGACTGATGGTACACGTTACACGGCGACCGAAATCAGCCTGTCCATTGAAAGTTTGTTCAATAGATTCCATGGCAAAGTTAGTGTAGCGACGATAAGTTACTTTCCAGAAAGTAATTTGAGGGTTACCCGTAAGATATACATCTTGGGCACCATAAGCGACGAGTTGCATTAATCCACCTCCCATTTTATAATATTGCTAAAGAAAAAAAAATTTTGAAATTTAATTTAATTCAAAATTATTTATTTGTTTTAATTAATTATTTTATTAATGTCAAAGTTTTCCTCTATGAATCGTTTAAGATAACTGTCTAAAAAAACTTCTTTTTTGCCTTCATGTTTTTTCGTAAATATGTACTTTTCTTCGTTTTTTCTTATTTGCCATCCATCTTCTAAAGCATTGAATAAAAATGCCATCTTCTGCAGTGTTAGGTAGTTAATTTGTATATTTTCCCCAGTGTTTATATGGATGTCCATTACGTTGTTATGAGAAAGTTTATAGTTATTTCTACCTTAAATAAAAATATATATCATTAAGTTAAATACTAAATTAAATATAACATTGGTTAATTAATTATTAAATTATGCCAATTTTTAAACCAAAAAACAATAAAAAAATTATGGTAAATCACAATAGCATTGTAACATTAGATAGCAAGCATACCGAAATGATATACAAATTTGAGCATGATGAAAATGTTGTAATTCCTAAATTAATGAATGAAAAAAAAAGATTATCTCTAAAATTATTAAAAAATGAAGAATTAAATATAGATGAAATATTGGACATTAAAGACCAAATAAATTCTATTAAAATTAAAATTAAAGAAACTAAAAATAAGAAGAAAAAATATCATTTGGACAATTCCAAATATATTTTTGATTATTTTGAAAATAAAAAACAAATAGCAGATGGGAAAAATAAAACAAAGAAATTAGATTGTTTTTTTAATATAAAACCTAATTTTGAAGATGACCAAACTGATAAAATTATAACAAATAATGTTCAGAAATTTCTAAATAATATTGATGAAAGTTTTTTTGATATAAATAATTATATTACTCAAAAAGACATTTGTCAATATTGTCATAATGGCGAATTGATACCAGTTGAACATGAGGGCATATTAGTGTGTAAAAATTGTGGAAAAAATACAAAATACTTAGTTGAAAATGAAAAACCGTCATACAAAGAGCCTCCAAAGGAAGTTTGTTTTTATGCTTACAAGCGCATAAATCATTTTAGAGAAATTTTGGCCCAATTTCAGGCAAAAGAAACAACACAAATACACGAAGATGTCATTGAAGACATTAAACAGCAAATAAAGAAAGAAAGAATTACATTAAAACAAATTACTAATAAAAAAATGAAGGAAATTCTTAAAAAACTCGGATACAATAAATATTATGAGCATATTCCATTTATAAAAGACAAACTAGGAATTAAACCTCCTATCATGGCTCCTGATTTAGAAGAGACATTGTGTAATCTATTTATAGATATTCAAGGTCCTTATGCAAAATATTGCCCAGATGATCGCGTAAATTTCTTAAACTATTACTATACTGTTTATAAATTATGTGAACTTCTAGGTCAAAATGAATTTTTGCCGTACTTTGCTCTTCTTAAAGATAGAGAGAAAATGATTGAACAAGATGAAATATGGAAAAAAATATGTGAAGAATTAGATTGGGAATTCATTCCAACAATTTAATGTTTATAATCACGTAAAACATTGTGAACATTTTCATGTTTAGTTTTATAATTTTTAATTATTTTTTCAAATTGTTCTTCTAAACCACAATCATTTTCGTTAAAACACACAAATCCTTTATTTGATTTATTTGAACGCAAAATTATTATTTTTTGATTAGGCATTTCTTTATTTAATTTTTTTAATCCCTCTATAATGTCATCTGAACGATGTATTAATTCAGGGTTATATTTTTCTAACTCAGAGAGATATAATTCATCTAAAACTTTACTATTTTTTAATTTCCAACTCATTATATAAATTGAATTTTTTATTTTATTATTATTTACATAATAAAATAAATATTAATTAATTTTTAAAATATTTTTTATGATTGTTTAATGGATATGCTACACATTTAATAATGCAACTATATAAAATATTAGGCAACCATTTATTTTTTTTGAATCCGCGCCATTCCAGACCACTACTTCTGTCAGTTTGATGCTCTTTTTTGATATGTTGTGTTGTAATAGATTTTATTTTACAATTATTATGATAATAATTCAAACATCCATAATACGATTTCATCATTAAATAATAAAAATGATTAGTTTTATATGATTGTTGTATTTGTATTTATTTTTATATAATGATAAACTATATAAAAGGTTATGAACAATACGTATAAATATGAAAATAAATATGAATGAATTTTACGTTGCGTTTAATTATCCTTTTCGTTTTATAAATTGTGCAATAAATGATTATCGTGTAGAAAATTTTACTGTTATGATGTTTGATGATAATTTAAAAAGTGAAAATATAGATGTTAACTCTATAAATTTACCAAAAGACATTGTTGATGTTTATTGGTATAAAAAAGGAAAAAATGATGAAGAACCATGGGAATTTATTGGAAAAATAAAATGTAAAGACAAAGAGTATTATGTATATTATATTGCCAATTGTGATTATACAGGGTTTGATTGTCAAGGCGACATGAAAATGTACATATCAGAACATTTGTCTAGAATATTGACTCACGCAGTACCAATTAAATTACATAGTTATGTTAATGATTCAATAAAATAAATCTATGTTGTATGTAAATAAATTAAATAAAACATAATTATTAAATTTATAAAATAATTATGTTATCTTATTTTCTTTTCGTTCAGTGTAATTTAGCGAGGAAAGCCTACTAAGTTAGCACCAATGCCGAATCCAGCACCACCACGTGCCGAAACAGCCATGCTAGGTAAATAAGTGTCAAGAATGCTAAATGTAGCGGCAGCAGTTAAAGCAATTAAAGCCACTTCGTCAAGTGATAAATTTCTTTTAGGAATTGCAAATGCAGCAATCGCAACCATTAAACCTTCTACTAAATATTTAATAAGTCTTTTAAGGAGTTCACCAATATCTAAAAAATCTAAGAGAGACATCTTTATAATAATTAATTAGAAAAAAATATATTATTCGTAAAAAACTTAAACAATATATATTTAATAATATAAATGGCTAATTCTAAACTGTCAAATGATTCTAAAGATAATCGCCAAGAAGGAGTTGAATATAAATTTAATTTAGATGGAGAAGAGAACCCTAAATACGTTGACTTGCTAGACGAGGACAAGCCCATTGCTGGGCAAAAGTTTTGCTGTGTTTCTTTTGTGTCTCCCGAACACATTATTAAACAACGTGAACATTTTTTGATGGAAGAATTTATTAAAGGTTGGGATTTTACTAAATCCATGGAAAAATTTACTCAGTTTTTAAGTTTTGTTTCATATAAATACAATCTTAACTTTGAAAATGTCACGGAGGATTTGCAATCATTTGTTAAAGAAGAAAAGGAAACATTGACTCAAAATAATTTGTTAGATGATTATAAAAATTTTCTTGATCGTCGCGAGGATGACCTTGAAAAGGTGTTTAATGAATTAAGTAATTTTAAAACATGTACGCGTGGGCTAAAAGTTCGCGGATGTTTTCCTACTCAACAGGAGGCAGAATTGAGATGCAAAATGTTGAGAGAATTAGATCCTCATCACGATGTTTATGTTGGACCAGTTGGACTGTGGATTCCTTTCCACCCAGAAGCATACAAGACCGGACGCGTAGAATATCTTGAAGATGAACTCAATCAACTTATGTCAGAAAAAAAGAAAAATGAAGAAAAGGCAAAAGAAGATTTTGACAAGCGTGTGAAGGAAGCCAAAAATAAGGCAATTGAAGACAATAAGAAGAAAGCATTAGAAAGTGGTAACAAATTAACACAGGCATTAAATAAAGAAGGCAATCTTGTTAGTGTTAAGGACATGAATACTCAAGAAATGCAATTGCTATCACAATCATCTACTGTAACCTCAGCCGACATTCGCAGAGAATTGTTTGAGGGCGACAATGTTGTTACCAATTTAGATACTGATCATGGATTAAGTGAATTGAGCAATCTATCATTTGATGTTGCACCAAAGTAGGTTTACTAATTAAACATTAAGATTAACATATAAAGAAATAATTATATGTTAATACAATGGAAACCGAATATTGTGATGTTTGTGGAAGAACTTGTGATGGTGTTCATGGTGGTAAAAAATATAATAAAGAAAAAAAATTAAAAATTTAGTTCATATTCTTAATAGTTATGATAGGTATGATAAAAATATAGTTGATGAAGTAATAAAACAAATTTATGAAATAAGACAATTGAAATATGAAAAGGTTTAATAATAAATATATTGTACTTTAATTATAATATATTTATCCCCACAAATATGTGTGACTTAATATCTTTGGATTATAATATCCATTAGATTTTTTAATTTCATATTCAATTGCTTTTTTGCGGTTTGTTATGCCATGACTATGTCTGCTATAATAATTCATTTGTCTTTTTTTATTAGAATGATTTTTTTTAGAATATAATTTGATAGGACTTCTATCTTTGTATTGTTCATACGCTGAAGCACCAAAATGAATTGTTCTATTTTTTCCAGAATTTAAATCTTGAACAATTACCATGTATTTCTTGTCTGGATTAGAACTTTTTTGAAAACTTAATATTTTTTCCTTCATTTTAGAATTTCCACCAATGATAACATGGCGGGTGCTACGCATTCCTTGTTTTTTTGATTTAATCGCGAGTTTTAATGCCTTGCTTGTAGACGAGCAACCTTTTTTTAATATATCTAAGTCTATTGCTGATGCTTTTCCTCCGGTTATTGCCGATGCCAATCTAGCACGACCCCAAGATTTTGCGGTTTGATTTGGACGAGAACCAGACGAATAATATGCTCCCATTCCTTTATTTTCTATTTTTTTTAAAGTTTTTATAGAACATCCTGTTTTTCTAGATAATTCCTTATTTGGTAATATGTTTTTAATTTTGTAAATTTTTTTCGCGGTTAAAACATGGTTGGATTTTTTAGATTTAAATGATTTTATTTTTTTACGCGTGTGATAAATTCCACGTTTATATAATTTCCTTGATTTGACAAGTTCTTTTTTTATGGTATTTTTATCTTTTTTAGTTAAATTGGTTGGAATATATCTCATGGGAATTCTTGGCATTATATAAATTAAATTTATTTTATTTAATTAACATAACACAAAAATCAATCCTATTCTAATATGGTGAATTAATTAAATAATTAATGTTTTCTAAAATAAATGCAATATCACTTTGGACTAGTCCTTCTCCTTCTTGGTCCAAAAGAGATTCTTCAATCTCATCGCCTTCATTAAGAGCAAACAACATGCGCATCCCACGTAAAGCGTAATCGTTGCGCTCTTCTATGTCGTCATCGTCATCGTTTGGTGGATGCCAAGAGTCAACATCATCTTCTTCATCATCTATAAAGAATCCAGAATTTAAATTTTCTTCATTATTGGTATTATTTACCATATTTTCATCAATCATATTAGTTCTGCAATTAGGACACCCAAAACCGTTGCGAGAAATGTTAGTGAGAAGACAACGTGAATGAAATTGATGACCACATTCGGTAATAATATAGTTGAGATTAGGATTAAGTATGTCCATGCAGATGGAACAATCAATCGTGGTGTTTTCATCATGAGTATTGCTCATTTGTTCTGGTTTATTAGTTTTAATAATGAACAATAAAGTGTTGCAAAACAATTCAATTTTTATTATTATTTTATTAAATAATCTCAGTTATTTAATAAATATTAAAATAAATATAAATTAAATAAAAATAAGTAAAAACATGTTTTTTTATAGAGATTAAATGCCATTTAATTATTATTTATTTATTTTTTGATAAAATAAATATAAATTAAATAAAAATTAAATAAAATAAGACAAAATGTTGAGTTTTTATAGATATTAAACATTATTTATTTATTATTTATTTATTTTTTGATAAAATTAAATAAAAATTAAATAAAATAATACAAAAACATTGAATATTATTGATTATTATCTATTTATTTTATTTATTTATTAAAAAATTTCCAAATTATATATTATATTCAAAACGGTACTTAAAGAAATTCTGTATTTTAATGAATTCTCAAAACTTTTCTGGGCAAAAAAAAAATGGACAACGAAAAAACCCTTGTCCAAAAAAAAAAAATCCTGCCAACTCTTGGAAAAAATAAAAAATTCTCCGTAACACTTTTTTTTAAAAAAAAATCAAAATTAGAGCATTATCGTCACAACACACTTTTTTATGGTTTCGGCAAAGGATTTAGACGTTTTTTATGGTCATCATATATATGATGACCGGTCCCTCCAAAAAAACGCAAAAACCCGCATTTATTTACTCATGTATAAATTGTGACTATAATACGTATAATAAAACAGATTACGTTCGTCATCTGTCAACCCTAAAACACAAGAAGCACACAAATGATGACCAAATGATGACCGACGAGGCCCATAACAGCACAAAAAACGCAAAACTATATTACTGCATTTGCGGTAAGAAATATAAATATAAACAGGGCCTCTATGTACATCGTAAATCTTGCCTACTTGATGAAGGGACTAAAGACCATTTGGAAACTAATACAACAATAATTATAAATGAAGAAAATAAAAATAATAATAAAAATAAAAATAATAATAATAATAATAATAATATTAATAATAATATTAATAATAATAATAATAATATTAATAATAATTTATATGAATGTTCAGAGAATGATTTAAATTATAAATTAATGTTTATAGAAATGATGAAACAAAACAAAGAACTTCAATCTACAATATGTGAATTATTACCAAAAGTGGGGAACAACAATGTAACACATAACACGCACAATTTAACTAATAATATAAATGTATCATTATTCTTAAATGATAACTGTAAAGATGCAATGAATATGTCTGATTTTTTACAGACAATAGAAGTTGGCCTTGATGATTTATTTGTTACAAAAAAGAAAGGATTAATAGGTGGAATATCTAATATTTTTATAAATCATTTAAATAAAATTCCATTAGTTCAACGCCCTATATGGTGTACAGACAAGAAGCGCCGAAGGCTATTCATTAAAGAAGATACATGGAGCGAAGACATTGACAATGTTAAGACAACTGCTGCGATTAAGAATGTTAGTTATATTCAGACAAAAAATATAACCAAATATGTAAAATCAAAACCAAACTGGATTAAAAATGAAAATGATAAAGATGAATATATGGCAATAATTAAAACAACAACTGATCCACTAGAGGGAAAAACAAACCCTATAGTGGATAATTTGATTGAAACTATACATTTGTCATCCGACAAAAGAGAGAAATTAGATAAAAATCATATTGTTTACTAATATCATTTATAAAGTTGATTTATACATTTGAAGATTTAAAATATGACAAAAGATTCGTTGTAGATATTAATTTTATTTATAACGAATAATATATAATATTTATAATGAATAAATTTAAATATTCACAAACTTGGTTTCTGGGTTCTGAAATCAATATAAAATTAGAATATTTTTTAGACAAATCAAAAGAAAATAAAATATTAGAGATTGGTTGTTTTGAAGGGTTGTCTAGTGTGTTTTTTGCCGATAACTTTCTTGATAATCCAAATTCAACATTAACTTGTGTAGACCCATTTTTAACTATTAATAATAACGATCATAGTAAATTTTTACAGAATAATGAAGAACTGAATTTTAATTTTAATGTTTCAGTTTGTAAAAATTCAGATAAAATAACAATACATAAATTTACATCAGATATTTTTTTTTTAAATAATAATCAAACATATAATTTAATATATATAGATGGGTGTCATGAATCAGATTTTATAAAAAGGGATATGGAAAATTCTTTCAATGTTTTAGAAAAAAATGGTATAATGTGGATGGATGATTATGGTGGCGGAGATGGCATTCAAATAAAAAATAATATGAACCAATTTTTAGAAAAATATAATGGTCAATATAAGTTAATTCATATGGGTTATCAATTGGCTATACAAAAATGTTAATTTTGTCCCATTTTAAATGTTCAATTGTGTAAATGTTAAAATGTACAATGTTAATTAAATAATAATTAAATTAATATTAATATTTATATTTACATTTATATTTATATTTACATTTAACGGCGAATTTGTTTACCAAGCGGATTTTCTTACATTTATTTTTGGTCCTTGGCCTCGTTTTTTGATTTTATTGGGGTCATACATATCTTCTTCATCGTCAGAGTTCATATCTTTGGATATTTCCCAGAATTCTTTTGACCCTAGTTTAAAATCTGGTCTTGATTCTGCTTTATACCAAAAAATTTGGTCTTGTAATTTGTTAGATTTTGCGTTGTTATTTATAACTAAACATTCGTAATTTTCAGTGCATTGATCCATTACTTGACAAAATCCTTCAAATGTAGGAAACATTCCTGCATAATTTTCATAAATTCTTTTACGATTTGCTATATATGGTTCTCTTAAAATAAAAACATAGTCAATATTGGTTCTTAAGTTTGGCGGTACACCAAGTGGATATTGCATGGTAATGATAAGCATGATTTTCCAATGACGACCGTTCATAAAAAGTAATCTCATCATTTTATCTTTTGTCCAAGCATTATCATATAAACAATCATCTAATATGACAAATGCTCTAGGGTCAATATTTGACCTTTTATAACTTTCAACTTCTTTTAGAACTTGTTTTAAAACTAATTTTTGTCTTTTTAAAATATTTTCAATGATTGCTGTATTGTATTCATCATGAATAAATAGTTTTGGAACGTGAGAACTATAAAATCCATTTCCTGCTTCTGTTCCGGATATGACTGTTCCAATAGGAACGTCTTGATGAAAGTAAAGTAAATCTCTCACAAGATATGATTTACCAGTATCACGTCGTCCGATTAATACAACCACAGGTCCTTTATTTTCATCAGGTTTAAAACTAATATGACGCATGTCCCATTTTTTGATGTCTAATGCCATTAAAATGTATTAATAAAAATATATAAATAATCCTACGAATGTTTTTAGTTTAGATTTTTTATTATTTTTATTTTAAGTAAATAAATGGGATTTGAACTTAATTACCAAAAGAATGGCAACGAGAAGTTATTTTTAGATTTAGCACAATTGTTGGATATAGAAAATCCTCAAAATTATATTCCAATATATAATAATTTTTTTGGATTAAATGATACAAATTACAATAATATTAATTTAAATCATCATTTCTCTCTAAATGAAATAGTTGATCCTGTAAAAGAATACAATGTTTTTAAATGTTGTTTAAAACCACCAAGTAATGTTGTTGAGATAAAAAATGTTTTTTTTAAGTTTAGTCCATTATTAGACCCGGTTAAGTATATGATAGGTAAATATGATGCAAGTGATAATAATTTGTTGAATCTTCCCGATTTTAATAATAATAATTGTCACGCAAAATCTAGAGACAACAATAATTCTGCTTATGTGGATGGTTTTTTTACTTATTTAACTAGTCAATTGTTGCACAATCATGGTTTCATAAATGGACTTGATTATTATGGTTCATTTTTAGGAATTAAAAAAGGATTTAAAGTAAATGTAATTGATGATTTGGAATATTTATCAGATTCTGATTTTTTTAATAAAAATAAAGGTGAATTATTTAAACTAGACAATGATTACCAAAATGATTTATTTAATTTTAATAGTAGAAATTACAAGAAACGATTATTGATTGAAGACATATATGATGTAGACAATAATGACATTTTAAAAATAGACAACCTTGAAAATATTAGTGATATAAATAATCTATTCCATTCATCTGAAGACAATGGGCCTAACATTGTCGTAGATAGTGATTTAATATATGAAAATGTAATGTTATTGCCCAATGAAAACAATGCATCTATGTCAAATACAAGCTCAAACACAAAAGGCAGTAATAGTACTTGTTCGTCTAGAACATCAAATACTGGATCATGCGAGGATGATGATGTAGTAAGCGATGATGGTGATAGTGATTATGAAGATGTTGAAAGTGTTTCTGAAAGTATATCTGGTTGTTCAACTGCTTCAGAAGACGTAATAAACGCAACATTAAATCGTTTTCCTGTTAGTATAATATGTCTTGAAAATTGTAGTACAACATTAGATGATTTAATGTGTTCTAATGAATTATCAACAAAAGAATGGGCATCTATTTTAATGCAAATAATTATGATTTTGATAACATATCAAAAAGTCTTTAATTTTACACATAATGATTTACATACCAATAATATAATGTATATTGAAACTGAAAAGGAATTTTTGTATTACAAGTATAATAATAAGCATTATAAGGTTCCTACATACGGGAAGGTATTTAAAATTATAGATTTTGGTCGTGCTATTTATAAATTTAAAGGAACTACAATTTGTAGTGATAGTTTTCACAAAAATGGGGATGCGGCAACCCAATATAATTTTGAACCATACATGAATGAAAATAAACCTAGATTAGAGCCAAATTATAGTTTTGATTTATGTCGTTTGGCTTGTTCAATGTATGATTTTTTAATACCTGACGGGGACATAAATAAAACTCCTATTACATCATTAATAAATGATTGGTGTAGTGATGATAAAAACCGAAATGTATTGTATAAAACAAATGACGAAGAAAGATATCCAGATTTTAAATTATATAAAATGATTGTGAGAACAGTGCATGCGCATACACCTCAAAGTCAATTAAGTCGTGAATTGTTTTCACAATTTTTGCTGGCGAGAAACAAGACATTAAAGATTAAAAAATTAATAAACATAGATGATATTCCATCATACATTTAATTTGCTAAATTTATTATATATTATTTAATAAATTTAGAACCCTGGGTTGTCAACAAAAACCGATACATTGTTGGCTCCTCCCATCATTTTGTCTACATTATTTTTGGCAACATTGAATTGGTCAGCAATAAAAAGTCCTACTAATGCGCTTAAATATACGTGCAATGAATCTCTAACAAGCATTTTTAAAGGTTTGTCTTCTTTTAATATAAATCTCATTTCTAAAAATTTACATAAAAAATATACAACCGAAATAATGGTGGCTAAAATAAATACATTTTCCATTTAAATTATAATACAATTATATTATTAGAAGTTTTACGTATTTAAGTTAATACATCAAATTCAATTAAAGGTTCACTGTTAGTTTTTATTTTTGTATGAGACATGTCATGTATATCTAAATCAACGAGAGATATATCCCCGCCGATTCTAAGTTTTTCATTATCATCGTCTTCATCGTCTTCTTCTGCCTTACGTCTTTCATGATTAACAGAACTAATATGTTCTAAACGTTCAATATCTTTTGACGCTTCTATAAAATTATTTGTACCATCGTGGTCAAAAGCGATGTCGACATCACTAAACTTAATATTTCCTTTAAGTGCTTCAGTTCTCTCTTTGGGTGTCATTGTAATGTTTTCAAGTGTTTCATCTGGTTGCTCAATTTCTTTCTCATATTCTTCTACATGTTCTTCAATTTCTACGTCGGTTTCTTGTGTTTCATCCATGTATGCTCTTAAAATCTCTTCAACTGGAATGCTCTCTCTTATAGATAATAAAATGCATTCTTTTACAACTATTTCTAATTCTCTATTATTTTTTTGTATTTGAAGTGGAGCAATGTTTTTTTCAAATAAATAAACATTTGTGTAAATTTTTCTGGCTACATTAATATAGATTTTGTGTATGAATTCATCTAATGAAGGTACATTAATATTGATTTTTTTTTGTTTTTGTCCGACGCGAATGCATGTTAATGATTTAAGTTTAATGATGTGAACACATGTAATTAATTCTTCAATATATCCGCATCCGCTCTTTTCAATAATTCTTTGTTTCTCATCTTGTATCATGCTTTGATTCCATTTTGGGACTCTTCCAATAAAATTTTGGAATGTCATTAAATATTTATCAAGTTCATTATTTTCTCTACATAATTTCCACGCTTCATCAAAAATGGCTCTAAATCCATCAATGATTAATGGTGTCAATATATGAACTAATCGCGCGCACCATTCATTTTGTGATTCTGTTAAACTAGATACTGAATAATCGTCCATAATACTAATATAACATTTTTAATAATTTAATTTTAAACTTATTATAAGTATTTTAATTTGTCTAAATATAAAAATTGAAATACTTATATTGTTACTATCATTTAATTAAATAATTACAGCATTACAATGAACATTAAACCTTCTGAAATTTACTTTACTCATAGCACTATAAGTTATAAATTTACTGGTTGCGGAAAGTTTCTAGACGAAACATTAAATGAAATAATTAATGGCACTACTAAGGTGGACGATATTCCAAAAATAAAAGTGTTTTATACTCAGCAAAATGGAATCGTTAAATACTTTTCTGAAAATAATAGACGCCTCTGGCTGTTTAAACATTTGGAGAAATTGGGATTGTTGGATACGGTGGAAGTTCGCATTGAGAAAACAAATAATAAAAAATATATTAAAAATACTTATTCACTTGATGCAAAAGTAAAAGATTTGTATAAAAAGAAATAGGTAACATTTTAGGCATTAAATAATTTAAAATTCGTGAGTAAATTAATATTTAAATGTTTTATTAATAAATAATTAATGAAAATATTAGTATTTTTTTCAGGGAGTTTAAGATTAGATTTATATACATTGATCCATTATATTAAAGAATTCAAACAAAATTTTGAAAACACTAATTATGAGATAACATATTTATTTATAACAGACAAATCCACTCCATTTATGTATTGTAACTATGCGCATTTAAAAGAAGAGTTATCAAAACACGTGAATGTTATATTCATAGAAAAAAACATGAACTTGCGTGTAACTACCATAAATAAATATAGTACAATAAGTTTAATGTATTATAAGCATATACAAAATTACATTAATAAAACTCGCTCTGAATTTAATTACGTAATAAAAATGAGAAATGATGCCATTATCAAAATAGATGGAATAAGTAAATATTTTAATAATAATACTTATGTAGCGCCTAGATATTGGTATTGTACGAATGTCAAAAACACTGCGAACGATCATTTAATCATAGTACCTTTTTCAAAATTTATGAACATTGATTTTTCAGACGAAAATATAAATAAATTAGCCCCATTAAATTATGACACAGAAAATTTAACAGAAACTATGTTTTTACCTGACAAACCGATTGACCTAAATGACATATTAGAATATGTATTAAGTGGTTCATTAAAATTTCATATAAAAAATAATATAATTATCTCTGGAACGTTTGATCCTTATAATTCAATTGCGGTATTACATTAATAATATTGTTTATATTAATATTAACGTGATTGTAATATTATTAAATTTTATATAAATGATATATTTTCAAGACATGCGTCTGGTTTAATAAAGAGAAAATTTAAAATAACTAACATTAATATTTTTTCATTTCTAAATTCTCTTTTAATTTTATTAAATGTTAATAGCAGTTGGTATTTCCTTGTCTCGTCCATTGTAGTTTTTTCAATATAATCCATTAAATCTAAAGCGCAATAACCTTTTTCATATAATGTATTTGACAATTCGCAATATTCATTTAATTTTTTTAATTGATTAGATTTATCTAATTTTTTTTTTAACCAATTTTCTCTCGTTTTGTCTTTTATAAATTTATAGGTTTCTTCAATGTGATGTTTATTTAAATTGGTATTAACATTATTAATAATTGGAAGTGATAAGTATATTTCACAAAATCTAGATAAAATAGGTTTTAATAATTTGTATTTGTCTTCTACGATAATAAAAAATCTGGTTGTATGACTAAAAAGTTCTATGCATCTTCTTAGCGCGGATTGACCATCTATTGTTAATTTGTCTGCGTTAGAGAGAATTATGCTTTTAAAAAACCCATTGTTTGTATGAGTCTTAGCAAAAAATTTTAATTCTTCTCTTATAAATTTAATGCCTTTTCCGTGTGCGCAGTTTACATACATTACATATGATTTAATCATGTCTTTGTCATTTTTATAAATCATTTTAATAAAATTATTTACTAATGTTCGCTTCCCACTTCCACTTGGTCCGTGAAATATTATGTTTGGAATTTTCTCTATATCAATGAAGTATTTCAATTTATTGTATATTTGTTCATGAATATTGATTGCGTTCGCTTCTGAATTTGTGTGGACAATAGAGAGTGGGTGTTCCATTGATTAAATAATGTTATGTATATTTAATTCAAAATTTGATAAATTATTATTTATTAATAATCACATTATTAAACTAAAAAAATGGAAATATGATATTTATTTTACAAGAATGAAATAACTACACTAATGCGGTCGGTATTATTTATTTACCAAGAATGAAAGAACTACGCTAATGCAGTTGTTGTTGATATGCGGAAGTAGTGTGGTTGTTGTCATTTCTGTCACTTCTGTTACTGAGTGGTGTGGTTTGGCAAAATACGTGTACCAATGCTGAAGTTCGCGCTTAATGCTGTTGAAATCCCTTCCGATTACAAACGTTCCATCGCCTGGCTCATAAGATACGAAGAAGTTTTTGTGATATATGCGATATAACTCTCTTTCTCTTCCGTATCCTTCGTAGTTGGCCATCTTGGAATATTTGTCCTGCTCTGCTAAGTCCAGCATTTTGCAAATGTTATTGTAAATTGCTCCTCCACTTGCATGATCCAGATTATCACAGTTGCATATTACGATTGTATCTATTTGCATAATAAATTCCTGTAATTTATTCTTTATAGTCGTATGTAAATCAATCCAAGTTTTATTTCCATTGCCATGAATATTGGTCTCTTCTCCTTTAATTTCCTTGTGATATCTCTCAAGGAAATCAAACAAACCAATAATTTTCCTGCATTGCTCGCAATAATTATGGTGAAATTTATTAACGTCAAACTCGTTTTTTAAGAGTTTGCGACAATCTTTGCGCAGTTGTGAATTCTCTAGTGAGTTAATTATTTTCCCAGAACGCAGGACCATTCCGTCTTTGCTGCTGTACATGAACTGAGTAGGTCTCATAGTATTGTGTAGTTTAATGCTTTACCCTAATTATGAAAAAAGTATTTCAATTTTATTTATATTACACATAATATTTCAGGTTGATTATAATGAAAAAATCATAATTAATTTATTTATAGCAATTGAATGTCCTATTTATCTATCTACAATTCTAATCAATGAATTCAAATAAAGGTTATTGACGAAGAATGTCGCGAGGTTTAAACTGATGGAAACTCTGGGTGGAGCGAGGATGTAACGAATTTATAAGGTTCTTGTGAGTGAGCATGTTGCCAATGATGTCGTATGCTTGCGAGAAAGACGAGCGGTCGCCCCTTCTACGTTGAAGTTCAATAAGATGGTACCCTTCATCTTTGAAGATTTTGAGGTTGAAACATGAAGACTGATCGGTTCCTGTCTTATACTCGCATTTATATTTAGACTTGATAGGGTTGAATGATATAATATCAATGTTTTTATCATGAAGCACTTCGTTGACTGTTTCTATGATGTCGTGTAGCGATGACGATGAATATAAATGTGTCGGCTCTACGACGAACGGTGAAGGTGGGAGACTGGGGGCTTCTATTGCACTTGTAAATACATCATTGCATTTATTAGCCATTCCAATTCTCGCATTGGCCAATACCCATGCGCTTACAACATGATCATATGATATTGTTCCATTAGATAAGTCTGCTATGATGCGATTGTTGTGCAATCTAGAACCCGTTGACATATTGATAAATGATGCAGTGCTTCCGCTTATTTTCTCAAATAAAGCAATCTTGCATATTTTGATACCTTGTACCCGTCCATAACCGCATGAAAATTTGGTAATGACGCAGTTGTCAATAATGATAGACTCCGATTTATTTTCAAGATTGTTCATGGTATGGTATTGTTTGAGATATATTTATTTTATAAAGAATTTCAATTTTTAAAATAATAAAATAATAAATAAATATAATTGACTAGATGAACCAGTTATATTTATTTAAATTTATAATGTTTATAATATACGTAAATTTTAAGGACCGGCCCAACTATGTAAACTTTGTGTATATGGATTTTGTTTAAAAGCGGTTAATATATCAGGCTGTATTCTTTCACATCCAATCTTTCCATCATCATATTGTTGGCGAGCATTAAAATGACCAATGCTATCAACTGATGGCGCGCTCATCATAGCAACGGTAGGTCCAGTTCCTCTAACCCACATTCGGTTGTTCTCGCGGTCTCCGTCACGTTTATCAATTTTAATATTTTCTTCTGGATTAAATATTTGTGTTCCTCCTTGATTTGGACGATTAATATATGTTTTATTGGGATTATTTCTCTGATTATATGCTGCGTTATAGTTCATTGATCCTTCTTGGTTTGCCCCTCCTCCGGATCCTCCAATATATGAAACGCTGGTATCTTGTCTATTATTTTGAATGGTTTGCTGTTTAGATACTATATAAGCCCCATCATTTTGATTTTGAATGTTTAAGTGATTATTATCTAATTTTCCTTCTTGCATCTCTCTGTTAGTTGTCTTGGTTCTATCTGCTGGATTGTATACACTACCGGATGGCACCATTGAACGGACGTTCTCATAAGGTCTGGCATTTCCAACAACATTTTCTTTTCTGGTAGGTCTTAATATGTCAAGTAATGGTGCAACAACCGCTTTAATGGCTCCACTAATAAATCCGGTTTCATCTGGATTACATTCGGTAGTACTCCTATTTGTAGGTAAAAATTTATATCCATCTCTTCCGTAATCGGCTGTTGTAGCGGGGCAATTACTACCTACTCCGCACGCTGGTCCATTTGTCGCATTGTATTCAGATTCGGTTCTAAATGACGGGTGATAATTTTGCGGAGCATATCCAGCCTCTCCGCCTGATGCTAATGCGCTTGAACCAAAATATTCTCTAGTGGTGCCGGGTCTGGCTACATCTTGCAATATTTCTATACCTCTTGCAGTCTGTGCCTTTTCTTGTCCTGTAGTTGTAAACCATCTGTCAGGTGTATTGTTATAATATGTATCTGGTAAATGTTTTTCTACTTTTCCTATAAATCCAGTATTTTTAATATAACTATCTGCCGGTCCTTCGTGTCCTTGTAGTCCATATGTAGTTTTTGGATTAGTTAGTACGCGCAAATCATCTACATTTTTTGGTAGCCATTTGTCTCGTGCTTCCATTCCTGAGTTAAATCCTCCTGATCCGCTTGCGCTAAATCCTTGGTTTAATCCAGGCGCAACAATTTGTTCTTCCCATGGTTTGATGTTAGCCATTCTTAAACTAGGATTGACGCGAGATTGAAAAAAATCAGTTTGATTAGGAGCGCCATAAGCCCATTGTACATTGTCTTGAGGCTTAAATAATGGGGCAACCTCTTTTTTTCTAAACATTTGTGAGCCTGAACCTTGCATGTTGTCCATGATGCTTTCTGATAAGTTGGCATCGGCGGTTGCTCCTCTTATTTTTGCTCCAAAATAAGGTGTCATGTTATTATGTTTGAATTGTTCTGGATTAACTTCATTTCCTGTTAATGACACAAATTGTGGAGGTGAAATAAGTTCCTTTGCTTGTTGTTGCGAGTTTTTAATATAATTCTCTGGATTAAAAAACTTATCAGTTGTTTGATTTGGATTATTATATTTTTTTATATTTGCGTCACTAACAGGTTTTAAAACGGGATAATTAATGGGTACGTGTGGTAAGTTAGGCAAAGCATTTGGATTGCTTGTCATGTTTGTAAGGGCCTCTTTTTTTTTATCCTGATTGGATATAACATACATACTGCCTAATGCTATAAGTGGTATTGCTAATTCTGCCATTATATATAATGGATTATATTTTTTCATTATTTAACTGAACTACAATTGTTTGTAGCGCCACACGTTTTAGACAAATCATTAAATGGTCCATTAAAAGGTCCAGTGTATAATGGTTGAGGACTAGAGTTATCTAAGCAATAAGGTTTAGCGACATAATAGTCTTTTTCTAATATTCTGGTACTTAAATTGTTTTGAAAAGGCAAGCATACATTTTCCTGAGGGTCTAATGGCAAAATATACCAATTTACTTGTTCTAAATCTCTCGCAGTCCAAGCCGGATTAGTAGCCCTTGGCTGTTCAGTTATTGTACCAATTGTTGGATATTCTATTCTACTACTTTTGACAGCAGTTCGTTTGTAATCATCTTGTCCTAAGCAATCTTTATTTACTTTTTTTGTAAGCCCAAACAAATCACTTTCTAAATTTACAGTATTAGTCATTAAATTGCCTCCCCATCCTTGCATTCTAATATACGGGTCATCAAAATATGCGGGTTTTTCACCATTTCCTGGAACATTTAAAATCCATCTTCCTTGGTCTGTGCTTTCCTGTAATTGTTTTTTAATTCTACAAGGGTCATCATGAAATCTTGTAAACGACATTATATATAATTAATATAAAAATAATTATAATTAATTCTAAACTTAAATAAATGTTATTAATATTATTTATTAATGAAAACTGCAAAAACAATATGTCTTAATATGATTGTAAAAAATGAGGGACATTTAATAGAAAAAACATTGGATATGCTAGTTAAACATATTACTTTTTCATATTGGGTAATTTCTGATACGGGTTCTAGTGATGATACAAAGAAACTTATTGTTAATTTCTTTAATAAAAAAAATATCCCAGGGGAATTGGTTGAGCATGATTGGGTAGATTTTGGACATAATAGGACAAAAGCATTAGAATGTGCTTATAATAAAACTGATTATGTATTTATTTTTGATGCGGATGACTGCATATATGGAAATTTAGAATTACCATCATTAACACATGATATGTATCTTTTAAATTTTGGAAATGGCTTTGTTTATAAAAGACCACTATTAGTTAATAATAGGTTAAAGTGGAGATTTGTCGGGGTTCTTCATGAATATATTTCCTGTGATGAAATAACCACCGAATCAGAAATAAACGGGGACTATTATATTGAAAGCGGTAAAACAGGGGCTAGAAGCCAAGATCCAAACAAGTATTTGAAAGATGCATCAATATTGGAACGTGCTTATGAGACTGAGACCGACAATGGATTAAAATGTAGATATGCCTTTTATTGCGCTCAAAGTTACATGGACGCAAATCTTATAGAAAAATACATTGATTGGTATAAAAAAGTATTAGATGGAAACAATTGGCATCAAGAAAAATATTATGCTTGTCTTATGATATCAAAAGGGTTTTTTATTTTAAAAAACCCCGAAGAAGCCGTAAACTATTTAACAAATGCTTGTAAGTATGACATTGAAAGAATTGAGAATATATCCAGATTAGTAGAATATTATTATAATAATGGCACACATTTAATGGTAAATTTAATCTATGAAAAATATAAAAATTATGAACATGACCCATGTAAATTAAATCGTAAATTATTTTTATCAACCGCAGAGTATGAATATAAATTAGAATATTACAATTCAATCTCTGCATTTTATATTAAAAATTTTATCAGTGGTTATGAATGTTGTAAAAAAATAATAAATTCTAAAAATGCCCCATTGTATACAATTAGTTCTGCTATGTCAAACATTCATTTTTATAAGGAAAGCATTGAAAATGATAGCATTAAAAATCTTAAAGAATTATTTATAAATTTTAATAGCAGATTAAATCACGGAGTAGACATAAATAAATATATTAATGGATGGAATATTATTTATAATAAAATAGATTTTAGTATATACAATGATTTATTAATTTCTAATATTAAAAATAAATCCTCACCTCGCATATTGTTATCAATTACAACTTGTAAGAGATATAATTTATTTGAAAAAACAATTAATTCATTATTAAATCAATGGACAGATTTAGAATTAATTGATTATTGGTTTTTAGTAGATGACAATTCGTCAAATGATGATAGAGAGAAGATGAAAAATAAATATCCATTTTTTGATTTTTATTTAAAACAATCGGATGAAAAAGGACATCGGAGTAGCATGAATATAGTTTTTAATAAATTAAATGAATTAAAGCCTACATTTTGGATACATTTGGAAGATGATTTTGTATTTTATGATAAAATGGAATATATCAAAACATCATTAAAAGGATTAGAATTAATGAAAGATGATAATGTAGAGCAAATTTTATTTAACGCGTGCTATGCCGAAAGAGTAAATGATTATAATGTTAAAGGTTTTATTGACAAACGCAACGGGTTTTATTTACAAGATCATCAAATAAATAAAAAATTTAATTATTTAAATCATCATTATTGGCCTTACTATAGTTTTAGACCTTCGTTGGTAAGAGTTTCTGCAATTTTAAATGTAGGCAATTTTGATAGTGAAAACCAATTTTTTGAAATGGATTATGCTAATAAATGGCGAGACGCTGGTTACAAATCTGCTTTTTTTAATAAAATAACAAATGTTCACATAGGGAGATTGACATCTGAAAGAAATGATAAAAAAATACTAAATGCGTATGAATTAAATGGAGAACATCAATTTATTAAAACAACTCCGTATATTAAAATTGTAAATTTAGAGAGAAGGGTTGATAGAAAAGAAAAAACAAAAAAAATATTAAATGAGTGTGGCATAGATTGTTTTGAATTTGTTAAAGCAGTTGATGGCAATGCCATAACAAATGAAACAGATGATTTGGAATTGTTTATTGGAAATGATTTTGGAAGTAGGAGAGGATTTATAGGATGTGCATTGTCGCATTATAATTTATGGAAAAATTTATTAAAAGACGAAGAGCATGATTATTATTTAATAATGGAAGACGATTTTGAAGTATGTTGTGATTTTAAAAACAAGATTGAATCTCAAAAAGAAGAAATGAAATCAAAATCAATAATATTTTTTGGATATTTAATGTTTGAGAAAGAGAGGAGCAAAGTTAAAAATATTTATGATATAGAAAGTGATAATATAACAATTAATAAATTAAACCACACACTTTACATTGGTGGAACATGTAGTTATAGCATTAATAAAAAAGGTGCCAAATGTATGATTGATTACATAGAAACTAATGGAATAAAACATGGAATTGATTATGTAGTTGGAAAATTAAACCATCAAATTTGTTATGAAAGTCAGCCATTATTAGTTTTTTCAGAATGGAATGAAAATGGAAAAGAAATTGATAGTGACATTCAACATTCATTTAATAGTATAATAATTAATGAAAATATAGAAGCTGAATTAAGAAGCAAATTTGATTTTATTCCAATGAAAGACCAAATAGACAATGATTTATATTTTCATAGAGGAAGTGTTAGAGAGAACATGAGAAAGGCTTTAAATGATCCAGATTGTGAAGGATTTAATACTGTTGGTTATTTTAAAAAAAAAATAATAAATTTAACGGAATCTAAGTATTTTAAATCAAATGATGGTATTTATATTAAAAAACAGATAATTTCGTGTGATGAAAAAATAAATGTAAATAAAGAAAATAAATCTCAAACTTTGAGAGTTAAATTAATTTGTGATTGGCAATCGTCTCATTATTTATGTAAAGAGTTTTCAATAATGAACAGTAACAAATTAAAATATGAAAATATACAAATTACTAGTGATGATGACCACATTGATTATTATGTTATAATAAATAAACCGGACCCATCTCAATATTACAATCCTTCCAAAACATTAGTATTTCAAATGGAACCTTGGGTAAATGATCCTACAAAAAATTGGGGTGTTAAAACATGGGGTGAATGGTCGGAACCAGATAAGAATAAATTTTTTTATGTAGGTAGTCATAAAAATGATTTAAATAATGTTCAATGGCAAATAAGAATTCCAGACATCATTCCTGACACCCGATTAAATAAAATTGTAACAATAATAAGTCAAAAGAATTTTGATGAAGGACATATAAAAAGAATAAATTTTATAAATTTCATTGAGAGAAAACAAGAGTGTTGTAAATTGATAAATGTATATGGTAGAGAAAATTATCATAAATTTAAATCATATGTAGGTAAATTAAAACAAGATAAAAAAGAAAACCATTATATAAATTATAAATATTGTTTTGCGGTTGAGAATAACTATGAAGACAATTATGCCACTGAAAAAATTTGGGAACCAATATTATGCGAAATGTTGTGTTTTTATTGGGGATGTCCTAACCTAGAAACATACATTAATAATAAGGCGTTCATTAGATTAGATTTAAACGATTTTAATGGTTCTCTTGCAATTATAAAAAAAGCAATAAAAGAAGATTTATGGAATCAACGAATAAATATAATTCGCGAAGAAAAGAAAAAAATATTGAATAAACTTGGATTTTTCCCTAGATTAAAAACAATAATTGCCAATAATTAACCAATTAATAACGATTATTATAAATTTATAAATCAAAATAATAGAATAAAAAGGTCTTGGTTGTCAATAATAAAATATTTAATTAAAAAATATAATATAGAAAGCAACGATTTTAAATTTACCGAAAATGGAGAGCATATTAGAACTGATATTTATAGTTTCAATTTAATATAATTTATTTAATACAACACCATTTCAAAAAGTTAGTCAATAACAATCGTTGAGTATAAAATATATTGTCATCAAATTGGATTTCATTTTCCCAATTGAAAACAATATAATTATTTTCTTCTTTTATGCATTTCATTAACAAATCTTTATTGTCATTTAAATGTTTTCTAAAATTTAAGATATTATACATACAAGTTCCTTTGTCATTTTGACAAACATTATTGTCATTTTGACAAACAATAATATTTCTAAATCCTAAATTACAAAAATCCTTAATTTGCTTTTCAACTGAAACTTTCATTGGATTATGTTTTTGAATTATTACGCACCTGTATTTATGCGTTCTCATTAATTTTCTAAATTCTATTTTATCCTCATAATATTGAGACGAATACACATAAAATTTAATACCAGATATTGAATATAATAAATCTTTTATCCATGTTGTCAATAAACAATCATAATAATCATAAAATATAATTAGTTTCTCTTCTTGATTTACTAGTAAATTATATGCTAATTTTTTATACTGAAGTTTAATATCATGCGTGATTAATGAGTTTAAAATATCATCAACAATAGTAATGTTCATTTCATTTTTTGCATGAAACATTCTACCACCTGATTCTTTTCCTGTTATTACTTTATTGATAATTAATGCATCAACCGGTGTAAATTCGCAAGTTAAAGAATTATATAGAGCACATGATGATATTGATGAATCTTGAACTATAGGAAATACATACTCATAATAATTTAAGTTGTATAAATCATATTTTTTTACATAACACGTTTTAAGCGTATCTTTTAATATTTGTTCAACATTATATTCAACCTCAGTCATAAAATTCGTGTCATAATTATTTTTTTCAGCATCGTCTAATTTACAATAATCAAGAAAATTAATCATTTCATTTGTTTTCTTATTTTTGATTAAATAATTAATTTGGTTGTGTTGAATAAATCCTAATAAATTTTCATCATCAACCTCTAATAAATTTTCATCATCAAACTCTAATTTATTTCTGTCATGCAATTTTCTCCACAATTGTCCTTTAAATTTTAAAAATCCCTCTTCACTTTTTTTATTAGTTATAATTACTTTACTTATGTTGGTATATTTAATCCATTCAGAATATGTTTCAATTTGATAAACTTGTTTCTCTACATCAGTTTCGCATATTTTTTCATTTGCTTTTGCTTTATATTCATCAACGCATTCCACGGTGGTTGATTGATTAATATCAACTTCTTCTAACGTTTCTTCAAGTAAACACTCATTGTAGTTATTTTCATTTTTTATTGTCAAATAAACAACATCTATCATGTTTTTGTAATCTCCTTCAAAATATTCATTACCAATATCTTTTCTTTGTTTAAACGTTTCTTTAAATTTTTTAATAACAAGTTTTTCAATATTTTTACAATCATTACAAATCAGTTGAAATAACAAAATAGAACCTTTTGGGTATTGGTTAAATCGTTTATGATTTTCTTTTTTGGTCATTCCAACCTTATAAATATTTTCTTTCGTCTTTATAAATTCTCTTTCTTGTAGTAAATAAACATAATTTGTGGTCGTGATAATATTTTCGCACATTTGTAGTTAGTTATCGTTGAACATCATTTATTATGTTGTTTCAATTTTTAAAGTTATTCATTAAATTACTAAAAACAATTAATTATTTATACATTTATGTATTTAAAAACTAATAATTACCTAATTTATATATGGACAAGACAGCAATTTTAAAAACATTTAATGACCACTTTTTGGATTTTTTAGAAGACATTCAAAACGTGTTTCCAAATGATCCTGACATTGTTGCTTCTAAAACGGCGCTAATAACAATTAGAAAAGCGAATCCGCGATTGATTATTAAAATTTGGTCAGAACATATTGTTAAAATCTATAAAGAAAACATTTTGAAAGGAGATATATCTTTTTTTATCAATAAAGATTATTCTAATGATTTGAATGAAATGGATTCTTCATCAACTATTGTTAAGAAGATAAATGTATTAAGAGAACCAATTAGAAACATGGGTACCGAAAATCAAGAAAAATGTATGAAATATATTCAAAATTTAACTAAATTGTCTGAATTATATAATTAGATAAGTATGATTTAAAAAATCTATATATATTTAATTATATAATGTCTGAACCAGAATTAAATGAACAAGAAATTAAATCCAAAATGGAATTTAAAAAAATCCTAGTTGAATTTTGCAAAGATTTATTATTAACATTTCACGAACTTCAAGAAGATTTACATGATGATTTGATTTATATATTGCAAAATGCTAACAATGATGATGATCAATCAAATGAAGCATTAGATAGAGTATATTTACATTGTAAATCCGTTTTTCCTGAGAGATTTTTTGATATTCTTTATCAAAATCAAGATGTTTTTACAAATGATGAAGTTAATACAATGTTTCTCCCAGGAATTGAATTTAAAGAACTATGGAAATGTGATGTTAGTGATTTAACTAGAGAGACAATTTGGAAATATCTTCAATTGATTTTATTTTCAATAGTAAGCAACATTTCGGATGGTGACAGTTTTGGTGACACAGCAAAATTATTTGAATCAATCAATGAAGAAGAATTTAAGAGTAAGTTGGAAGACACCATTAATAATATGAAAGAAATGTTTGATGCTAGTAATGTAGATTTAAATGATGCGTCTGGAATAAATTTAGATGGATTGCCGGACCCTCAACAAATGCACGATCATATTACTGGAATGATGGATGGCAAACTTGGTAGATTAGCCAGAGAAATTGCGGAGGAAACCGCGGCTGAATTGAACATTGATCCTGAAAATATGACTGACGCTAATACTTATTTTAAAAACATGTTTAAAAATCCGGGTAAACTTATGGGATTAGTTAAAAATGTTGGAGATAAATTAGACCAAAAAATGAAGTCTGGAGAATTAAAAGAAAGCGAATTGATTGAAGAGGCAAAGGAGTTAGTTAAAAAAATGAAAGACATGCCTGGCATGGAAAATATCCAAAGCATGTTAGGTAAGATGGGAATTCCAAATTTAGGAGGAAGGAACGCAAAAGTTGATTTAGGTGCTGTTCAAAATAATTTAGATAGAAATCTTAAAATGGCTAAAACTAAAGAGAAAATGAAACAGCGTGCGCAGGAAAAACAAAGTCAGCAAAATAATTTAAAACCGGTTGCTGTGAGCCAAGAAGAATTAGAAAAAGAAGCAGTGTTGCTTAAATTATTAAATTCTGGAAACAATGGAGAAATTGAAAACTTAATATTTAGCACAGGCGAAAAAATGGAAAAAAGTGCCAGACCTCAACCATCAAGTAACAATAAGAAAAAAAATAAAAAACACAAGGTTAATAAGTAAATATAAATAATAAAAATAATGAAGATATATATATGACGAATACTCCATTTTGGGCAACAGATCCGACTATATTATTTAATTCTGAACATATTAGTCAGATTTATCCAAGAGATAAAATGTCGGTAGAAGAAAAAATAAATGCTATTAGTAGATTAATAATAATTTTAACATTTTTAGGATATTTGCTAACACAAACCATAAAAATAGTGGTTACTGGTGTCATAACTTTAGGTGTATTGGTTTTGTTGTATAATGTAAGAAATCGTAGCAAATTTGATAATTCTAAAATCGTAGAAAATTTTTCAAGTGTAAATCCTAAATATTATGATTTAATGAAACCTAACTTTACATCTCCTACAGTAAATAATCCAGCAATGAATGTATTATTAACTGAAATTGCTGATAATCCCAATCGCAATCAAGCGGCTCCATCATTTAACAAAGAGGTTGAACAAATCATGAATGAAAAAACTCAACAATTTGTTTCAAGCGAATTTAAAGACCCAAACATTGACCAGCGATTATTTAGAGATTTAGGAGATGCTTTTGAATTTGATCAATCAATGAGAACATTTTACGCAACTCCAAATACTAAAATACCTAATGATCAGACTTCATTTGCTGATTTTCTATATGGAGATATGATATCATGTAAAGACGGCAACGCATTGGCTTGCACTCGCGACAATCCAAGATATAATTTGTATTAATCTATGTTATTAGATAGTAACATTTATTTTATTTTGAGAAACCATGATATTTGTTTTTAAATCTTTAACATTATATTCAAAGGTTTAAAAATTTAGTAAAAAATATATTTTATATAATATATAGATGGCTAGTATTAGTGATTACACATTTCAAAATATGACAAGAATAGGCAACGACAATTGTTATGTAGACCAGCGTTCAGTACAAGATGTAAAAAACGCAAATTATATGTTAACTAATTATTACCCAAATTGTCCTATGTCCAATGCTATAGCATTCGCAACAAGCCAACCAAGTGTATTTTATAATGGAAGTCATCAAGTAGGCATTGGTGGATGCAACATTGATTATAATTCATCATTAACTATAGCCGATTTATCTAAACCCAAATGTAGAATTAGTTTATTCCAGCGTCCATTTGCCACTGTGCCTTTTTTAGGTCGCGGTGAAAGTAATTCCATATTGGAATCTCAAATACAACAAGGAGATATGGTGCAAAATAGAAAGAGCATTAACACTACATCAGAAATATCATATATTCCATATTCTAATTATCCCTTATTGCCATCAATTCAATCTACTGTGACAAACCCAGCAAATTTAGTAGAGGGGGTGGCAGCAGATGGTTGGATTAGAGGAGGATTGCCTTCACGCGATTTAACAAGAGATCAAGATTATTTTAAAAGACATGGAATTCATCAATATTAAATAATTAAATACAATTTAAATATATAGTTTAAATTAAATTATATGTACGATAATACATTTAGATGCACATATAATTTAATAGAAGATGAAGCAGAAAGCGATGCTTTATACAAAATCCAATATTTGCAAGCATTAGAATTGGAAAATTGGGAAGGAGATAAAATAAATGCAGGGCTTGAATACATAACAAGCCAATTTAAAGGAAACGAAAAAGGCAGATCATTATTAAGGTTGATGAGAGAAAAATTGTCAATCGGTGAAGACAATTCCATGGAAGTTTTGTTTTTGTGCACATATGATTATTTTTATTTAACCCATGATTGTTTAATAGATTTAATTAATACATCGGACATTAGTGAAGAGGTATTTAATAAAATAAAAGAAAAGATAATTAATTAATTAAGAAATTGTGAAATCGTGAAATTATTTATAATGTTTATATTTAATAAAATTAATATTTTATATATATAAATGGCTTCAACCAGAAATAATAATACTCCAGAAGATTATAGACTTCAACAACGAAGTTATAAATGTGCTTCCAAATGGATAGATTATGCTCACTCTAGTTATGGTGCGCCTTATAGACCTGCTATACCTTGTTTAGGTATAACACCGAGTCATATGTCAAGAGATACATTGTCTTATAATTCTATAGATATTGAATCTTATTTGAGAGGAACAGGTTCAACCAATTTAGTAAATCCACAAGGTCCAATAGTTCCTGAATTTAAAAAGGTTGATAATGTAAGTTTTTTTGAGAGAATTCCTCTTTTTATTCCAGAGCCTTTGGTAGTTTTGAATAACCAGCGACCATATCCAATGTAATGCACAAGTTTAATAACAATTAAACATATAAATTAATATTTATTATTTAATGAATTACGTTTTAATCTTATTTTTTTCATAATAAATAAGATTAATGGAAAACGCAAAATACATTTATAATTGTTTAGAAAATAAAACTCCAGTTTGTTTTATAAAATTAAATGATGGAGAAATAGCAGGATTAAATTCAAATACTACTGGAATATCAAGGGGCGATGAAAAATCATCCCCATTAATGGCTGAAAAATTAAGAAATGCTTTAAATTATAGACAACCAAATTACTATATAGGATTGCCATGTCATCTATGCAACAATGAACATTATACAAATGCTATAAGTAATATAACTATAAATGATGAAAATAAAATGACCAATGTATTAGACGCCAATATATTGATAAACAGTAATACAAATAAAACAATTGATGTTATTCAAAAAACTATGAATGACCGGAATATTGTAATTGTTACAAATAATACAAATATTAAAAATATAAATAAATTATCAAAAATAAATATCAATCCTTATAAGATAATTTCAGTTTCTGAACAATATGCTTTTACTAATGATTATGAACGTATTAAAGATGAGTGGGAAAAATTAAATGATAATGATGTTGTTATTTGTTTATGTGGTCCACTCGGTAGAATATTATGTCATGAATGGTTCTCTCATAACAACAATCTGACATGCTTAGAATTAGGAAGTTTATTTGATCCTATTTTAAAAAATAGAACATATTTATATCATACAGGAAATCATCAAGTTTGTGAAAATTGTTATCCGTCACAAGATTGTGATGATTGCATTCTTTTAACAATGTGCGACGGTACATTAAATAAGGAATGTTATTATTTTTATAATGAAGAATCCTACTGTAATTTTTACCGTAATTCTTGGGCGAAAATAAGAAAAAATAGTTTAATAAGACTTGAAAAAGAACCCGACAATTTATTTTTAAAATATATGATTAATCTCTCTTACACCAAACAATTAGATGAAACCATTTGTAGCACAGAATTGGCGCTAAAAGAAGGTCATTCGTTGCAAGCAAAAGAAGAAACTCTTGATTTGAAAAAAACAATTACAATAGATAATGTTTTAAATCATTTTAATAAATTTTCATTAATTGACAAACCATTACGAAACAATGATAAAATGTTTTATATTGTTTATCACATAGCAACGATAAATGACAATTGGAAAATACTTACGGAGCGTTCATATAAGAAAATAATTGGTTCTGGCATATTGGATGATTTAAATTGTAAAAAAATGTTTATTTCATATCTTGGAGATGAATCCAATATTGATCCGTTATTAAAAATTTGGAACCATCCAAAAATAGAATTGAAAAATTTTGGATCTAATAAAGAACGATATGAATTTCCTGCAATGAAATTTATTAGAAATCTATGTAAAGATGAAGATTGTAACATGTTGTATTTCCATTGTAAAGGTTTACTTCACGAAAATGACAAGATAAAAGATTGGATTGATATGTTAGAGTATTTTAATATTGAAAAATACAAACATTGTTTAGATAAATTAATTGACTATGACATGGTTGGATGTAATTATTATCCATCTATCCATGAGATCAGTTATGTAGAAAATCCATTTCCATTTTATTTTAATTTTCCTCATTTTAGTGGCAATTATTGGTGGACTAAATCATCTTATGTAAATACTTTCAAAGATGAACTATCAGAAACAAATAGGTTTGATGCTGAATTTTGGATATGTAAGAATTCAAAAAAGAATTTTTGGAGTTTTTATAATCCTGGAATAAATTTTGGTGGAAGACAAACTGGCATTCAACACAAACCGTTTAATAGACAAATGTACGAAGGAATGGAATTTTTGAATTTCAATTATGTACCATCAATAAATAATAAAATGGATTGTTTATTTAAAAAATATTTATTAGACAAACATTTAGATTACGGACATGATTATGTTCCAGTTTATTCAGAAGTATTAAATGGGAAAAATGTTAGCAATTTATTAGAGATTGGGATTGGATGCATAGAAGAAAATCAAATGTCGCACCTTATAAGTAATGGAGTGAATTATAAAACTGGAAATTCATTAAGAATGTGGAAAGAATTGTTTGAGGGAGCAAATATTTACGGAATTGATATTTTTGAACAGGCAATGATAAATGGAGAAGAAAGAATTAATACATTTGTGTGCGACCAATCAAATGAAATACAATTATTAGATTTGATGAAAAAAATAAATAAACCATTGGACATTATTGTAGATGACGGTAGTCACTTATTAGATCATCAAATATTAACTTTTTTCATTTTAGAAAATTATTTATCAGAACATGGAATTTATATAATAGAGGATATTTTTTCAAATAACATTGAACAATGGGAGACTTTTTCATTTATAAACGAAGATTACAAAAAATATTTAGAAAATAAATATGAAATAAAAAGATTTGATAGAAGAAGACCCAATGATAGTCATTCAGCCTACATTATAACATTTAATAAAAAGAGCGATGACGTGTTTAAAGGAACATATAAAATTTTAGAACCGGATTATAGAAACAATAATAAAAGCCAATTATACAATTTAGCCTCAAATTTTTATAATCAACATGACTTGAAAAATCTTGATAGAGTATGCGATTTGTATATAGATTATTTTAATGACTTCAATGATGGTCAATTGAGAAAAGTAAAATTTTGGAGTGGATTTTCAAATTTTAATAAAAATCCAGAAAAAGCAATTAAGTATTTTGAAGAAATATACAATGACCCAGAATTAGAAGAAAAAGACAAGTTTTGTACAATGTGCAATTTAAGTAATCTGTATCCAAAAAATAATAGTTCTATTCCAAAAATAATTCATCTTCTATTTTTTGGAGAGACTGAATTTACTAAATATCATTACAACTGCATTAAATCAATGATTGATCACATGTCTGAATATAAAATTATACTTTACAATAAAAAAGAACCTATTAATAATAAATTTTGGAATGAACTAAAAGATCAACTAACAATTAAAAAAATAGAAGTTCCTGAATATTATGATGGATTTAAATTAAATTATTTTCAATATAAAGCGGATGTAGTTCGTTTAGAAGTTCTTTATGAACATGGAGGAATTTATTTAGATGTTGACATGTTAATTATTAAAAATTTTAATCATTTAATTAATACAGGAAGTGATTTCTATATATCATATGAAGTTGGTAACAGCGGAGGGCTGATAAATGCTTTTATTGCGTGTAAGCCAAAAAATGAATTTATTAAATTGTGGTTAGAAAGTTTTAAAACTGGTCTTAGAATGGAAAATTGGGCGTATCATATAAGAGATGGAAATAAGAATTTGTTGGAGAAAAATAAACATTACTTTATAAAATATAAAATAGAACTAATGGATAGCAAATATTTGTTTCCTTTTAAATGGACTGAAAGAGAGAAATTTATAAATATTAAAGATAATTTAAATGAAGATATATGTGGTATACATTTATTTGAAACAATTTTGCACAACGATTTAATAGATAATAAATATTGGACTGATATATGTGAAAAAAAACAAATTCCTTGTGACGAAATAGTTGTTTTAACATTAGAAGAATATCCAGAAAATCAATTAAGGGCTAAAAAAGAATTGGAAAATAATAAATTAAATGGAAAATTACTGATAAATAAAAAACATTCTAGTCCATTGATAGGTTGCTTGGAATCTCATATAAATGCGATTCAATATGCAAAAGATAAAAACTATAAATCAATTATGATATTAGAAGATGATTTTTTGATTAAACCTGAATTAAATGAAATTAAAAGTTATCCATCTAATTGGGACATGTTGTATTTTGGAGGAATACTTACAAATTATATTCAAATACAAGATGGATGGATAAATGGAACTACATGGTGCAATCATGCATACATTGTAAAAAATACATTATATGATAAAATATTAGAAATTTACAATGATTTGGATAAACATGACATGAATTTAAAAGGTCAAGGAATTGACTGGCTTTATACAACTCATATAAATCCAAATTATAAATGTTGGTTAAATGAAAAACAATCAATTGTTCAAAAAAAAGGATTTAGTTTAATAAATAATACAATTAGATGGACCAACTGTGATTGGTCAACGTGGAAACAAAAAATTGTAGAAGGTATTAAAACACAAGATGTAATAGCGATTACAGTTTCAACTAATTATAGTGATTTATTTCAACATTGTATAAAAAATAAAATATTTTTCAAAAAATGGTACATAATAACAGATGAAAACGATAAAAATACTATTAATTTAATTCAGTCTCACAATCAGGACAATATGTTTGTTATTTTATATCACGATTTCAAAGTAAATGGTGCAAGATTTGACAAGGGAGGCGCTATCAAAATGGCACAAAGAGAGATATGTAAAAATTATAATAATGAAATTATTATAGTATTAGATTCGGATATAATTTTACCTCTTACTTTTTCTGAAATGTTGTTAGACACAACAATAGAAGAAGATGTTATTTATACAGCGAATGACAGAATAAATTTTTTAACATATGATGATTATAAAAATAATATAGAATGTAGTAGGATAAGTGATAAAGTTAAAGCAGGCAATATTGCTTGGGAAAATGCTGGATATTTTCAATTGTATAAGTCAAATAAATTTTTTTATGAGAATTCATTCAATTGTGGTTTGTGTGACATGAGTTTTCATAAATTATTTCCAAAAAGTAATAAATTAAATATAAGTGTGTCTCATATTGGGTTAGATGGTGATTGGCAATATGGATGCAATAATTGGAATGGTAGATTAGAACCAGAAATAAATATTAAATTGTTGGTCAGCGAACATTAATTTCAAATAATATAAAGTTAATATATTTATATTATTATTATTTTGTGAATGTTTGCACATTAAAGTAATATTTTAATTTATTTTAATTTATAAAATTCTGGTTTAATAAACATTTCTCTGAAATATGCGCAATTACTATTTGTTTTTAAATACTCACTATCATCGTGTATTGCATGCTCGTATTCTAAATTTTTTACAATATGAAAATTAAAATTATTAAACTGTTTAAATACTAAAAGATTAAAAAACATTACATCGCATGCCGATATTTTTGTAAGTATATTTTTATTATTTGTAAATTTAATGTTATTAATTATGTCTTTTGTCAAAATATAATTTCCGGTATTAATTAATACTCCGAATTGATTACCATTTAAAAACTGTTTTATGTTATTTCTATTTATAATATGGTCTTGAAATAATTTAAAATTAAAATTTGGTTTGGCGAAAGATGGTGCCAAAATAAAATTATTATTAGTGTTATTCAATCCATTGTCTATTATGTAATCAATTCCTACATTGAAATAGTTTCTCTCACAGAAGTTGTCTGAGTCTATTAAAGCAATGTAATTATTCCTTGCTAGACTACAAACTTTTAATTTATTTGAAAAAACTCCAAGAATTTCATTATTTTTAAACAAGCGAAGTTTGCCATTTTGTATGTATTTTTTAAATAAATCGTATTTTATCATTTTATCATAGTCATTACCATTTTCATCACATATAACAATTTCATCAATTAATCCTTCATCTAAAAATTTTACATATTCTACACAATTTGCTTGTAGAAACTTATCAAACCGATTCAATGTTGGGATACAGAGAGAAATTAATATATTATTTAAACAATTAGGATTTACATGTTCTTTAATTTCTAAGACCATTTATTTAAATTTAATGTTATAACTATAAATTGTTATTCTTAATTATCTATTTGGCAATTGTTCGTTTCTAGATTGTTGCAATTTTTCAATAGTAACTCCGTTGCCTATTTTATCTGCTTGATAAGCGTCTTCTGGTGTAGTAATTTTATCAGAATTGTCAAGCGTTGAGTAATGATGTATTTGACGCAGTCCCCCATTTCCTTTGGCTTGTAATGCGTCAGGTGATTGATCTAAAAAACTATAATTATCAGATACCACGCCAAATCCTCCTAGATTAAATGAAAATGCCGTAGGCTCGCCATTAAAATTTGTCGCGACTTGATTAATTATTTGTTCTTGAGGCCTCAAATGTGATAAAATAGTGTCTTTTCCAATAATAACCTTATGATTATTATTAATTAATAAAAGCGCCGGAACCTTCGTGACATTTGGAGGTAATAAAATTTCCTGTTTATTTTCTAATATAATATATACAAATCCATCTGATTTTTTTACTCTATTGTCTATGCAAAAATAATGTAATTCTTCCTTAATCTTAGATTTTGATAAAACTTGTATGAGCGCCTTGCTATTTTGGCAATAATTGCTATAATACAATATTGATGTCATTATATATTCTATGGTATTTTTGAGTTAAAAATTAAACTTATATTAAAAAATTGATTTAATAATTATGTTATAATATTATAGTATACAGACAAATGGACCCTAAAATTCAGTTTCTAACCGAGGACGATGATATTCTAAAATTTAGAATTAGTGGAATTAATGTTAGTTTAGCAAATGCTATTCGTAGAATTGTACTGAGTGACATTCCGAATTTTGTATTTAGAACTTCTCCATATGCGGAAAATAAGGCAACTATTCATATCAATACATCTCGCCTAAATAATGAAATTATAAAGCAACGTCTAAGTTGCATCCCAATTAACATTAAAGACATGGATTTTAATTATAACGATTATAAGATGGAGGTTGATGTTAAAAATGATACTGACACAATTGTAATCATTACTACAGAGGACTTTAAAATTAAAAACATTTCAACAGATAAATATTTGTCTAAAGAAAGCACAAGAAAGATATTTCCCGCGGATCCAATTACCGGCGAATACATTGACTTTGTTAGACTTCGTCCTAAAATTTCGGATGACATTGAAGGCGAACATTTAAAGATGGAATGTTTATTTGACATTGGGAAATCTAAAGAAGATGGTTCATTCAACGTGGTATCTTGTTGTGCTTATAAAAATACGCATGACCCAATTGCTCAAAATAAAGCATGGACTGTTGTAGAACAACAATTAAGATCACAAGAAGAAAAAACAGATGAAATTGAATTTGCTAAAAAAGACTGGATGGCACTTGAGGCAAATCGTTATTATCTACCAGACAGTTTTGATTTTGTGATTGAGACTATTGGAGTTTTTGAAAACAGAGAAATTATTAAAACTGCTTGTCAAATCATGATTGATAAATTGGATAAATTTTCTAAAAATTTAGAACAAGAACATGAATTAATTGTAGACATTGATAACACTATTCAAAATTGTTATGAGGTTGTATTGAAAGAAGATGACTATACGGTTGGAAAAGCATTGGAATTTGTACTCCATGAAAAATATTACAAGACAAAGGAAATTACATTTTGCGGATTTAGAAAGCCACACCCACACATTAGCGCGAGCATAATTCGCATTGGATTTACAAAAAAAACAGAAAAACAAGAAGTAGCAAATTTAATGTATTCTATTGTAGAGGATTTAACACTTATTTTCAGAAGCATTGAAACTTCATTTTAAATTAATTAATAAAATTAATAAAATTAATAAAATTAAATAAAATAAAAAACATTTTTCTTTTATACTTCAAATACTAGTTTTGAATTATAAGCATTCGTATTTTTGTTGTAACAAAATGGAAAAAATGTAAAACAAAAATTAGACATGCAACAAGATGGATTTTTCTGAACATATTCCCAATTGTAAGCAGTTGTTATACAATTTATTAATATGTTTATGTCATCATTGTACCAATTATTACTTAACATTACCACTACATTGCCTTTTTTATTAGAATAAAACGTACAATCTAAAACAGACCAAGTTGTCACTATTTTAATTTGATTTCCATGTTTGTACAAAAATTTGTAACTTTTATCAAATGATTTATTAAATTCATCAAAAAGAAGTTTAACTCGTAATCCTGATAGATAAATATTTTTCATTATTATATAATAAAAATATTATATAATAAAATACTAAAAAGTCATTAAGTAATTATTTATTTTATTTAATTTATTTAATTTATTTAATTTTAAACTGTTTATTTTTTCATCTCTATGTTTGCATTTACAATAGTTCATTAGTTCTTACTTCAACATCAATGACTTGTTTTCTCATATTATAGTTGAGCAAAAACATCTGCTTTGCTGGATGTAAGTCATTAATAAATTTAATAACTACTTGTTTTGAAATGTATTGACGGGATTCACGAAGTTCATTTAGATAATACTCATGCAAGTTGTACATAATAGACCTATATTGAGATGGGTAATCTTTAAGAGGCATTTTTTTCAATACATAACAAGATACATAATTTTTGTGCAAATTAATAGTAAACCGATGTAGTTGTTCACGAAATTCAAGAAAATCTTTATTATGTTCTGGGTAAAATTCCAAATATTGCGCAATTTTACCAATCTTTCTTAGAGACAAGTAATGATATTGAAGCTTAGGTTGATTTCCTCGCAACATGCGAATTTCTTCATAATTTGGATTACGAAATTTAGTTCTCTCTCCATTAGGAGCATAAACCATTACACCTACATCTTCATATGGTGTGTTCATAGATGCATATTTTTCTACCAGTTCATCAAATGTACTAAATTCATAATGAGTAGGGAGTGTAATGTTTGGCAACTTTGTTCCATCATTTGTGCGAGTTCTATCAATTACAAATTGCAATTGTTCGCGTGCGTTGACTTCTGTAATTGTGTAGCCTTGAATCTTATATGCTTTAGCCAAATAAATTGCCTTTTCAACAATCGGGCTTACAATACGATTTTCTGGATGTTGAAGAATGAATGAATAACATACAGTTTTGTCTAGATAATTAAAATCTAGATTTACATGATTACATGCATCCATAAACATATCACGAAATGTGGTAGTATTTCCATCATTGCGAAAGAAAACGATTTTTGCCCCAACTGTACTGCGAGTAGAAATTTCCCAAGCATCTTGGTCATAAAAAACGTTAATCATTGTACCTTCAATATATTGTTCGGCACGACACTGTTTTACTTGGTCTTTATAGGTAGCCACGAACGTGTCAGGTCTCAAAGATTTAGGAGGTGAAAATGAAACAAGTCTATTATTATTAAAAATAACAGAACGAAACAATCCTGAACTCTTAATAAGGTCATCCATTAGATATTCTTTATTGTAGCGAATAATTTTATATACTTTATCATTATGTCTCCAATGCTTGACGGATAATTTTAGAAAATTCATAAGACTTTCTTGTTCGGTTTCATTATCATTATAAAACCTAGTAAGGTCCTTTCCATTCACTACTTGCAAATCATATAACATTGAAGACATTTATATATATATGTAGAAACAAATGTCTTTAACTATGTTTACTAATCATTTTTTAGCAATAAGATGGCATTCACTATAAAAATTTCTACTATAAATATAAGATAATGTCGAAGAAACCAGAAATAGAACAACAGACATCAATAAACATTCAATTAGGTGATATTATTCAATTAAATGCTCCATCGGAAGATGAAATAAATGGCAAAATGTTTTTAATTAAATACATTGACAATTCAGTTGCTAGGCTTACATCAGTAGATGACCCATCATTTACATATGACTTAATTATTAATGATGATGGAACTTTAAGAAATCAATCCATTGTTGGAATAGATATTTTGAGTAGTGACGATCAACAAGGATATTCTAGGCAGAATGGTCTATTGCCCGGCGCATGGATAGATGTATTATTTGGCGGGGATCTTCCTACAATTATTACAGGTGTTATTTCTAATTTAGAAGAAGATATGATTGAAATTCAAACTTATCCAGATAATGATAAAATTTATTTAGATTTTGCGTATAAAGGGTTGCCAACTGACTTGCCAATTGAACGAATTACAATTAGAGAGGCTCCTTATGTAATAAAACAAAAGACGCCGACGTTAACAACCGCAGAAGCGCCTTCTATGATTGAAGGTGAAGTTTCTCCACTTTCAGATTTAGAAGACGATGAATTCAGTCCCGAAGCTCCGCAAATTCCGATTGGCGAAGTAAGACGACAAATAAAAGAATTATTATTAAACGCAAATGATATTGTAATAGGTGAAGAACTTAATGAAATTAATCAAGTAATAGAAGTTCCTGAATCAGAACAGAGATTTGGAGTTGACAAACAAGCATCAGATTTGCTAGATGAATTATTGTCTGAAATTCCAAACTCTCAAAGGACTACGACAGTATTAAATAATATTCATAAAATGATAGAGAGATTTAAACAACTGAGACAAGAATTTTCTACATTTGATGAATACGGAAACGCAGACATGCCTTCCTTACAGGGGGCTAATTACAAACCTCTTGTGAATTCGTTAAAAAATTTAAATAAAAAACTTTATTGGATTTTGCCGGTATGTAAGAATAAAAAAAAAGTATACGATGTAGATGTAAGCATTCAGGAAGAATATAGTGATATAATTCCATTGACATTGGCTGAAACTAGAGTAGCTGAAACTGAAATCATAAATCAATACAAAAATAACAGAATAAATGATTCCAGTGGTGTTAATAAATATACATCATTGATTACAGGATTAAATCCTTATCTAACTCCATTTGAAAACCCAAACTATCAAGAATACAACATTACATCGCAAAATGTTAATGACAATTTTGCGGCTATAATTGATAATTTAGAAGACTTACAATCATCAATTGTTAAAAATGATAGCGTTTTAAGACGAAAATTTGTTATTCAAACGTATAACCTTGGATTATCAAAATTAGAGAGTACTGAAAATGTATCAAAGAAAATTTATTTTAAAAGAGTTCCTTTAACACCAAATGATAATATGGTTATTAATGGGTTCATTACATTACCTGAACCAACTGTAGCTTATTCACATATAAATTTGCCAAGTACTAATATTCTTAGTAAATCAAATCTTAATATGCATAATTTAAATTATTGGCAATTTTTAAAAAAAAATACAGCGGTTAATAATCATAGAATTGATGACATAAATGGTGAAGATTTATTTGAAAAAAATACATATTTAAATGACATTAAAGAGTATACACTTAATGAGACAATTGATTCACCTGACAAATATGAAAAATATTTAAATCAAATAGTTCCAAAAACACGTGTGTTATTTGAACTTGTTGAAAAATATATAACTGGTGGACTTTCTCTCTATAAAATAGTTAAATATCTTGAACCTTTCTTAATTTACCAAAAGGATTTATCATTTATGCAATATAAATCTATGATTGAATTCATTTATAATAAAATTAGAGAATTTAATAAAAATTTTGTTGAAAAACAAATGGAAAATAGATTGGCTATTACATTAATTAGAAAAAATCCTACAATCATTTCACCGATAATTTTGAGAATTTTTAAAGAAAAATCAAAATTTAAACAAATATCAAATAATGTAGAGGATTTTTATCAAATTTACGATGACGATGAACTTACAAGTTTGGAAGCACTTAATAAAATCATACAGTTTGATGGTGGAAAATTATTTAATCTTGGAATTGCTCGCGTAAATTTTTCTCTTATGAAGAGTGAACTACCTGACAAATTGAGTGAAGTAGATGACTTGATTGAAACCCAAAGCAACGCATTAAATGGTAGCAATGCATGTAAAGAATATGTTCTCTCTAAAAAATATTTAGAGATTGATGAACTAGAAGAAGATAATGGCAAAGATGTATATTTTGACAAACAAAATGACCCAACTAGATATGAAATTATTAATGAATACAAAAAAGAACAATCCAGCATGAGCAAAGAACAATTTATTGAATATTTAATTACACAGTTAGAAGAAAATGTAAAAATGTCTAGAAATGATGCTACAAAAGAAGCTACAGCAATGATATATGGAAAACGAAAAATTGACAATGGAGATTATGCTCTTTTAGAAGTTGATGAAGAATATCAAGGGAAATTTACAAAAAAATTATTATATTATAAGCGAAATGATAATCTTTGGACACTAGATGAAACAGTACAAAGCGCTGATTTTTTAGGCTCTACAAAGATGTTCTGTAATTTACAACCAAATTGTTTTCAAGTTAAAGACAAATGTGATGATTTTCCATTGGCAAAAATGGAACTTGCGGGGGATAACAATAAACAAATGCGCAATGAATATAAATATGAAGATAATGGTTATGATGAAATTAAAGATAACTTAGATCGTGGTATTTCGGATTTATTAATGTTTGAACAAGACCTACACAACATAAATCGCAATAATCTTTTAAAATACAATTACATTAAATATGATTTGGGTCAATCTGTTGATAAGGTAGAAATTAAAAAATCGCCTTATTTCAAATTAAGAGATTTAATATTAGGATTGGCAGATTTTAATAAAAAACAGGATTTGATATTAAAATTTGTTGATAAATATACACGTGAAGCATTTGATGATGAGGAGAAACATTGGTTATACTGCAATGAAACCGATGTACAGTTATTACCAATGTTTTTACAAAGGTTAGCAAGTAGTTTTATTTCTGGTGGAAATTATTTTAAAGAAGTTGAAAAGGTTTGTGCCGAGCAAGGAAAACTTAGTGATGACGGCGAAGCATGGGTAGATGAATATAGTGGTTATGAAATTACAAAAATTAGTTATAGTAGTGAAGAAGGTTTTGATGCTGAAGGGTTTAAAGTTAATAGTCGTGATTTATTAGAGGAAGAAATTAGTAAGAAGGTTTTGCAAAAATCTCCAGTAAAAGATAAATATGATACTAAAGAAAGTCAACAAATTTTTAATGTCGCAAAATCAATGACAATGTTCATGGGAATTGAAATTGACCAGATGGATTTTATAATACAAAATACGATTGAAACATTAATAAATCCTAAGGCAATGCCAACTAAAGAGAAATATGAAAAAGCTCTTCAAGCTGCCGCAGCAAAAGGACAAACGAGATTGCCTTCATATGAACAGGCGTTTGAAGAAACATTGGTTTATGTAACACTTTCTTATCTATTAATAACTATATTAACATCAATTCCATCAGTCAAAACAAGAAAAACTTTTCCCACATGTATTAAATCATTTACCGGATATCCATTAACAGGTATTGAAGATAAAACAGCAATAACCTATATTTCTTGCATTACTTCCAAAATAGGGAAGGCTTCTAAACCTTGGTCCGCACTTGGAAAAACAAATCAACCCACTATAGCATCAAAATTAGAAAAAATTATAAATGCGTTTATATTAGCAAACCCAGAAGTACAAGATAAACTTACTGCTAAACGTGAATATTTGGAAGCCAATCCAGGTGATTCCATACCAGAAGAACATTCTATTGTTAAATGGATAAATTTTTTACCCCCATTAAGACTGATTAAAATTAGTTCTCCTCAACCAATTACAAGTCAATTCAAAGAAACATTGCTATCTTATATGCGCGAAGGAAATGAAAAACAAACAGAAAGTTATCATGTAATTCAAAACAAGATTATTATTTTTTCACTTGGTATTCAGTCATTAATACAAAAAGTGGTTTCGTCCGAAACTCCCATATTAAAAACCGCATCAAATACTCCGTACTTAGAAAATTCTTGCTGTAATTCGGAAGGAATAAATGTAATTGATTATTTTTCATCTAGAGAACCCAATATAATGGCATATAACACAATTGTTAAAGAATATGGAAACATAATTTATGATGCTGAAAAAATAGCAGAAGCAAGCATTTTATTTGACCCACTTAATACTAAAATTAAATATCCCTCAATAGAATCTGGATTTTCTGAAAAGGTAATTTATCTTGCTATCATGACTTATTGTAGATTTAATAATAATTTTCCTATTAGTGAAAGTTTAAGGGCTATATGCTCTGGAAAACCGGATGATTACAACCCAGATGATAGTCTTAATGAAAAAATTAGAATTTTAAAAAGAGATGGAAAAAATTATTCACAAGCCAACTTTGAAACCCTTATGAATATTATAAATAGACGAAACATAGTTTCAATTGGGTCACTTGAGAGTGATTATTCACAAGCCGAACAGTTAAGAAAATTAATAAAATACAACATAGACAATAATCAAGCAACGAAATTTCAAACTATGTTATATGGATTACTTGACACATTTGAATTAGCATTGGAAAAACAAACAAAAGAAATGAAAGACATGAAAAACTATTTATCAAAACAAAACATTAATCTTAAAAAAGAAATTTCCAGTTTTATTATTACAAATACAAAACTAAAGAAAAATAATAAAGACAAAGTTAAAGCATTCATTACAAATATAGGTAAATTTTCTTTAACCAAGGATACTATCATAAATGAACAAGATGAAACAACATACAAAGCAATTAATTTTATGAAAAATACAATTAGAAATATTATTGATGTTTTCCCAAATATTATATTAAATAACGTAGATTATTCAGACATACCTATACCAAAACAATGGGGTATGTCACAAAACCATGCGCTTCAAATTAAACAGCGCGTTGCTGAACATTATTCTACATTGTCTAAATTTTACAAGGATATTGAAATTGAAAAAGTTTCTACTAAAATCCAAAACATTACCAGAGATTTACGGTATATGGCAATGAATACACCTTTTCTCTCTTCTATCATTAGGGACGACAAGGAAATATTTTCAGTATTTGATAGAGACATTGCATTGATGTCGTTTGAACATTATGTATTAACCGCATTTAATAAATACATGGAATTAGCAGATGACATTGAATTGCTTATTAAAGAATTGCCGGTTACTGCTGAATTATCTGAAACAGTCACAAATGTTCAAGTGCAATCAGCATTAAGGGGCGAAATTAGCGAAATAGAAATTGTACAAGGAGAGAAAAAAGAATTAGTTAAAAAAATAGCAGCTGTTCTTTATAGTTTTACAGAAATTATTGGAAATGATAAAAAAATAATTAATTATAATTATGATGAAATAATGGAAAATGTAATCAGAGTTCGGGAACGTGAAAAAGATGAAATTACCGGATATCTTGAAAAAATGTCAACTGAGGAACGTGAAGTAGAAGACATTTTTAAGAATAATAAACTTGAACGATGGAGCATTGGATTACAAAAAGGCCTTCGTGAATATGACCCTGAATTTTTTGATAAAGAAAGAGAAAAAGCAGAACAAATGGCATTACAAGACATTAGATTAGGTAAAAATAATAAAGTTACAGATTTAAATAGAGAAATTTTTAGAATGGACATGATTGATAAGGAACTAGCAGATGCTGACGCGGATAAAGAAGCATATGATATATCAATGCAACCAGACGATGACACATTTGATGACAGAGAAGGATTAGATGATATGCTTGGTTATCATTATGACATGGGAGGAATGCAACCAGATTATGACGATTAAATCATTAATAAATGCATTATTAATGATTAAGTTATGTTAATAATTAAATTAATTAATAAATTAAAACTTTATTCATATATAACTGGATAGTGTTTTCTTTCTTTTTTTGAAATTTCTCTCTTCGGCTGTATTACCTCACTAACGGATTCGTCAGATTCTATGTGAGGTACTACAATCGGAGAACTAGATACAATAGTCGTTAAAGGATTGTAATTTAAATTTTTAAAATGTAAATCTAATTTAGATCGTATGTTATCTATCATGACATCAATTTCAGATTGAACTAGTTTATCATAACTATAAGTTAATTTCAAATTTGTAAGACCATTTATGGAATTTTTTAAATCGCTATTTAGTCTTAGAGAATGTTGAGCAGATTCAATAGTATTGATTGATACTAATTCACTGCAATAATCAAATGATTTATTTAATATAAGGGTAATAAATTCAATAGTTTCTTTGCGATTATTGCCATAAATCCAACGACTAAAAAAAGAAAAATAACTACTGTCAATATTTACATACTTTCCGTTTCTTACTAATTTATTACCAATGTCTATTTTAGATATTAATGTAAGATTTATAAAAATGTCGTCTAAAGTTAATTCAATTGGTAAATTTTGTGAAACATCTTCCTCTTGTGTTTCACAAACAACGTCATTTTTATTTAATAAGGAATCACAAACTTTAATTTCTAATGTAGGGTCCATTAAATGTTCCTTATATTTTAATCTAGTCTTTTTGTTTTTATCTACTTTATTTTATTTATTAATAACATAATATTTATTTTTATTATTAATATCGTGTGCTTCATATTTTTTACCGTTTTTATAGTAATCATATATAGGTGAGTAACCATTAGAATTGTTATTTTTACCAAATATTTCTATTCTACTATCATGATATTTAATAGACGCTTCTATCGCATCTTCTTTATGTAAATAAATAACAATATCTTCCCATTCTCCATCATGTATCATTGCATAAACAAATTCCATTTATAAATGTACAATAAATTATCTTTAAATATTAAATAAACATTTATAGGTTAATCTTCATGAAATACTTGTTTATTGAAATAATTTGTAAAAATACACAATGGGATATAACTATAAATTTGATAATACCTTTCTTGATTTTTATCACACCTAATAGGAGTACTTATTGTATACATACTACATCCACCTAAAAATATTATAAATAAACACATTGATGTATACAACCATAATGATATTAAAATTATAATACAAATATAATCATAATTAGTTAAATCAATTTCATCATTCATTTGTATAATTATAATATTTATTATTATTGTTAATGATGAACGCATTAAACATGTATAAACATAAAAAATAAAAATTTATATATTTTTATTATTATAAAATTATTAGATTTAATAGATTTCAACGATGTCAATAAATTCTATGTTATATTGTTCACATAATCTCTCAAGTCTTACTGGATGGAATACATATTCAACAAGTTCTTGTCTAAAATCATTAAATTCAGGCCTTCCTTGCTTCATATAATTATAATTTATTTTTTGAAAGAAATTTATTGCGATTGGATTGAATGGCAATAAGTTCCAAATATTTTTATTAATGTTGTTTTTTAATAAATCAAAAGCATTTGGATTTTTAGATAAACGAGTCCAACAAATTTCATCAATGTTTTGTTCTAACAAATGAATTGCGTTTGGATTCATTGACAATTCATCAAAATCTATTTCATTAATGTTTTTTTCTAATAAACGAATGGCGCCTGGATTGCGCGATAAATAACTCCACTCTATTTGTTCAAAATTATTCTCTAACAAATGAATAGCGTTTGGGTTTAGTGATAAATTGTCCCAATCTATTATATCAATATTTTTCTCTAATAAATGAATTGCTCTGGGATTTGATGACAAATTGTCCCAATCTATTTTATCAATATTTTTTTCTAATAAATGAATAGCACTTGGTTTTCTGATAAACCTGACCAATTAATTTTATCAAAATTTTTCTCTAACAACTCAATTCCATTTGGATTCATTGACAAAGCATCCCAGTCAATTCTATCAATATTTTTTTCCAATAAATGAATAGCGTTTGGATTTTCTGACAAATGTTCCCAGTTTATTTTATCAATGTTTTTTTCTAATAAATGCATCGCACTTGGATTCAATGATAATTCACTCCAATTGACTTTATCAATATTTTGTTCTAATAAATGAATTGCATTTGGATTTGATGACAAATTATAATAATCTATTTTTTCAATGTTGGCATAAATAAACTTTGGTTCAAACATTGTTTTTATTTATTTAATAACTATTTATATTTAATAACTATTTAAATGTATGTTTGCTGTAATATAATAATATGATGACTTCAAATGATTTTAACAAAGCCACAGAAGAAGAAACTAGATTGTCTAGTTATTATTTAAAAAAAATAGAATCTTTATGTAACTCCAACTGGTTTAAGCAAACCGAATCCATCCAATTTAAACCAGTTCCCGAGGGAGAAAATAATATGTCAAGTGAAGAAAGAAAAAAAATGGAGGAGCGGGTTATTCAAAATTACAAAGAACGTGAAGAAGAAAATAAAATTGTAAATATGCATAAGACGTCAACTTATACTGAAACAAAAAGAAATAAAGTACTAAATAAATCCTGACGAAATGAGACCTATCCATCTCCGCCCAAACGAAAAAATGCATTTTTTTCAATATAATGTAATAAAATGAGTTTAAAACAATTCTACGTATATGGATATTATGAAGGTCAAAGAAAATAATTCAGTTGAAACTATTTCTCGTCATAAATTGGCTTATGATCTGCAGATTAAATTATTAATGATTGGAGATAGTAGCGTTGGTAAAACTTGTCTTCTTTTACGTTACGCGAATGATAGTTTTTCTTCTATGTTTATCACAACAATTGGAATAGATTTTAAAATTAAAAATATTGTACTTGATAATAAACGAATTAAGCTTCAAATATGGGATACCGCAGGACAGGAACGATTTCGCACTATTACAACATCTTACTTTCGCGGTGCGCAAGGAATTTTCATCGTTTATGATGTAACCGAACGCGAGTCTTTTAAAAATATTTCAAATTGGCTTTCCAATATTGAAATGTATTCTGATTTTAGTGTTGATAAAATTCTTATAGGAAATAAATGCGACATAAAAGATAGAAGAGAAGTAAGTTACGAAGAAGGAAAGTCATTAGCAGATAAACATGGCATTTTGTTTTTTGAGACCAGCGCAAAAGAGAATACGAATGTATCTGAAGCATTTACTTGCATATCATTAAATGTTATAAAACGATTAACTGATGAAAACGGTGAAGTGGTCAGCAGTCCGATTGGAGGAAATATTAAAGTATCGTCCAATGACAAAAAACCTAATAAACAAAATAAGTGTAATTGTGCATAAATTAAATTATTTCAATGAATGATTTATTATTTAATTAAAATATTTATAAATATTAAATGCCTATAACAAAAAAATCAGCATTGTTATTAACTATTTTTATTTCTCTCTTAGCGATAGACATGCCAGTGTTAAAATTATTAAAACCTTTATGGGAACAAACGGTGTTTGGCGTTCAACACAAACCTCTTGTTGTAAATCCATATTACGCTTTTATAGTGTATATTATAATGGCTTATGGGTTATATATTTATGTTTATAAAAACATAAATGCTGATAACTGGAAAAATGATACATTATATAAAGGATTTATTTTTGGTATTATATTATATGGAGTATTTGATTTTACAAATTTGGCAATATTTTCTAATTATTCTTTGTCAACAGCAATAATAGATACATTATGGGGAGGTGCATTAATGGCTCTTACTACAAATTTTGTTTATTATTTATTTGAAATTAAAAAAATAATTAAGTAATTTAAATAATTAAAATATAAAAGTAATTTAAAAAAATAAAATATAAAAGTAATTTAATATAATATATTATTATGTTTTTACGGTCTTTTATTATAAATAATTTTAATTTATTGTCAGTTTCTATTTATTTGAAAATAAAAAAAATAATAAAATATAATAAAAATTTAACAATTAAGTAATATAAAATAATATGTTATAATATATTATGTTGTCACGTGGTTTTATTAGAAATAATATTAATTTAGTAGCAATTTCCATCTATGTTATGGTATTTGGAATACTTATTTATATTAAACCGAACTTTTTATACAATCCTGACGGAAGTTTAAGAGAATTTGGTCTAGGTAGCAATAAAAAAACGGTTATTCCTGTTTGGTTGGTATCAATTTTAATAGCAATCATGTCGTATTTTTTTGTTTTATATTACTTGGCATCTCCAAAGTTAAATTATTAAATAATATACTAAATAATAAATAATTTTGTTTAATAAATTTTGTTTAATAAATTTTGTTTAATATATTTGATTATGATTTAATCTGATATTTTATAAATTCTTGGTTCACCATTCTCATCATTGTCTTTAAGAATCTGTTTTTGTTTGTCTACATAGTCTTTGTGTCTATCTTCAATTTCTTTAGCGGTTTGTTTACATCCAGCATTTACAATGTAATTATAACTTACAGATGTTACTAATCCACCAGTTAACATGTACCAAATGAAAAGTGATACTGTATCTTTCAAATTAATGTAACTTCTTAATTGTTCTTTGTATTGCTCTACATTATCTACAAAAAATTGGCCATTTGTAGACATTTCTGACCAAAAATTGTCAAAATTGCTCTCAGTTATTTTATTAATTAACAATGTTGGATTAGGTCGCATATATGCTAAAGCTTCATTGCCTAATTTGTCATCAATTGTTGTACCGGTAAATTTAGGAACTAACATTTTTTTAAATAATGAATCAACGTCTGTTAATTTAGCGGCAAGATACCCGAAAGTATTTGAAAACGGAACTAGCCAGCCGGGAAACATAATTAACATCAAATTTAATAAACCAAATATAATAATCCAAGGTATCATTGTAACATATATAGCAGTAGTGTATTGAGCATTTCCACATAATTGATTTGTTGCTGTCAAATTAATGAAATATTCTCCAATGATCACTGTTAAGAAATAAATTATTGTCCATATTTTTGTTGTTTGTGCTGATTTAGACGATAATTTGATTGCAAAATAAATACTTGTTATGACAAAGAAAAATAGTAATCCAGATAATGCATTTGGTGTAGAAGTTTGTTCAACCATTTATAGATAATATGCATAAATTTTTTTGTTAAAATAAAAGTAATAAATATGGACAGTTTGAAACCCGCATTAGTTGAACCAGGTGTAAAATATTTCATAGGAAGTACTCTTAAACAGTGTCGTGAATTCAAGGATAAAAATATTACTATATTATTTAATATAACACTTTTCATAGTTTTTATTACGATAGTATCATGTATACTTATTTATAGATATAAAGGGAAACCTACTATTGCTGAAATAGAAATAAAAAATAGAAAAAAACAAGAATACATTATTTCAAAGTTACAAAAAATAGCATTCATTAAACAACAAAATAGCGAGAGACTAATTACTAATTTACCTAGTTGGAGTGATCATCCAGAGTTAAGTAATTTGACAACTGTTAGAGTATAATGTATAATACGATATTATATTATCTTATATTATCTTATAATGAGCAATACACGTGGAGAAGAATTAGAACAAGAAGATGAAACCGAAATTTCAAAAACTTCTACACCAATTTTAGTAAATTTATTTGAAGAAGAAATTGGAGAAGAAATAGCCCCTGATTTAAGTGAACAAACAATCAGTAACATGGAAGCAATATCTAATTATTATAAATTAAAATCCCAATATGAATCTAAAATAAATGATTTTAAAAGAAAATTATTAGGAAATGCTGGGCTGACAAAAAAAGAAAAACGAAAAAAATTTAAGAGTTTTGTACCTAAATGCATTGTTTGCAAGAAAAATGGAGGAACCATATTTTCAAATAAAAATAGAACTCTAAAAGCAGTTTGTGGAGCATCTCCACCATGTAATCTAGACATTGAGATTGCGCATGGAATTTATGTCTCTAGAGAAGTGATAGTTAAATTGTTAAAAGAAGAATTTGAAGAAATTAAAACCTCAATAATAAAAACCAAATTAAATTTATTATTTAATTATATTGATGAACCAACTGCTATTAAAACGTTTGAAGAAAAAAGAAAAGAATTAAATGATGTTGGAGAAAATTATAAAAATAAATTAGTAGAGACATTATTAATAACAGACAATCCTACTAAAAAAAATAACATTGAAACTTCATTAGCCACTCTTTACTTAACAATTCAGCAATTGCAAACTTTAATATCAGACTTTGATGCGGAAAACAATGAACAGTTAATAACTGATGCGATTGAACTATACAAAGGAAGGATTTTGCCGACTGCTGACAGAATTAGAAATCTAAAATATTCATATAATGCCGTAGAATACAATGATGACAATAATACTTATCATTTAATACAAGATGATTATACTATTGTCCAATTAGAAACTGATGTAATGAATGAGGCAATTAAAGTAATTAAAAATAATTATTAAATATATATGTTTTTAAATTACATTTCTCCATCTATTTTTTTAACAAGTTTAGCGATTGGACTTTTTGTGGTATATCTTACTGCTGTTAATCCTACAGTTATATATGTTTATCCAACACCTAACAACATTGATAAATTGCAATTCAAAGACAAAGCAAATAACTGTTATGAATTTACTCATGAAGAAGTACAGTGTCCTTCCGACAAATCACAAATGACAAAAATACCAATTCAAAATTAATCTCATTTTAAATATATGGGCTTTGATAAATTCATTCACACTAGTTCTGGAAAAATAATTTTGTCAATTATTTTAGGTTTAGGTCTCTCTACATTGTTTAGGAAAGCATGCAATGAACGAAATTGTATAACATTTAAGGCTCCGCCTTTCAAAGAAATTGAAAATAAAGTGTTCGGGTTTCAAAATAAATGTTATAAATTTAAAGAGAATGTTACAAAATGTAACCCGTCAAAACAAACAGTTGAATTTGCGTAAATAATAAAATCAATCTATCTAATCTTTTATTAAATGGCTAGTTTAGACTCAACTGATATTAATTCTTTACCTATGAATCCAGCGATGGGTGGTTCAAATTTGCCTGCGAACATAGTATTGCAAAAAAATGAAAAACTTGATGTATCAATTGATCATATTTCACAAATGAGAGAAAATGATTTAAAACAAATGAATCAAGGACCTGCTAATGTTGCTTCTCATATGCCATCTGCTTTAGAACAAAATACAATCAATAGTTTTATAACTGGATTACAACAAGCAAGTGCGGCAGGACTTACAACATTGCCATCAAGAGACATTCCTCAAATGACAACCGAACTTACACACGATCAAGAAATTAAACCAAATTATATTCCAACTTCAATTAATAATAATTATATCAATGAACATACCACATCAAATGAAATGATGCAACATCATATGAGAAATCAAAATAAATCAAATAGCATTGATGTCATGTATGAAGAATTACAAGTTCCCATTTTATTGGCAATTTTATTTTTTATGTTTCAATTGCCTATTTTAAGAAATTATTTATTCAAGTTTTTGCCATCTCTCTTTAATAAAGATGGAAATCCTAAACTATCTGGTTATGTTGTGAATAGCATGCTTTTTGCACTACTTTATTATGTTATTAAAAATATATTAAACTATTTTACAACTATTTAGAATTATTGGTTCATATAATTTTATTATTTCATAATATAATTATAATGATACATCCTATCATTTTTAGCATTCCTAATGAAAAAATATGTAAATCCGACAATGTTAAAATTAAAATATTATCTAATTTAATACCCGGAAATCCATCAACGTATATTTTCAACAGCGAAACAGAATATTACGATGAATATAAAAAATCTTATTTTGCTATTACAACAAAAAAAAGTGGATGGGATTGTATGAGACACTATGAAATAATGGCAAATGGTTGCTTACCATATTTCATTGATATTGAAAATTGTCCAATAAATACTATGGAATTATGTCCAAAAGATTTATTCTTAAAATCAAATGCTCTATACAAGAAATTTAGTAATAAAAAAATAAATGAAATTAAACATGACGAAATGAATGAATACAATGAATTAAGAAACCAATTATTAGAATATATAAAAACCCATTTAACCACTAATAAAATTGCAAAATACATATTACAAAAAACCAATTTTGAAAATGTTAAAAAAATTTTATATTTATCTGGTAATATTTATCCTGATTATTTAAGATGTTTGGTTTTACACGGATTTAAAGAATTAATTGGAGAAAATTGTCACGATTATCCAAAAGTTCCGCACATTTACAAAACAAATGACATAGATTATAATAAATTGTATGGAAAAGGCATGTCATATTCTAATTTGTTGGATCCTATGTTGCATAATGATAATTTAGATTATAGTATTAATAATGACATTAAAAATAAACATTATGATATTATTATTTATGGGTCTTATCATAGAGGAATGCCGTTTTATAATTTGATTTGTGAAATTTATAAACCAAATGAAATAATTTTATTGTGCGGAGAGGACATTCATTGTTGCAGTTATGATTATTTTTTTAAAAAAGGACACAATGTATTTATTAGAGAATTGTAAATTAACATTATTAATTTAATTTAAATATTTAAAATTTTAAATATTTTTCTAGTTTTGCTTTTAGTTCTTTTACTTTTCATTGTTAAATGTTTGGTCTTGTTGTTGGTCTCTGTTAAGTCTGTTTTTTTAGATTTTTTATTTTTTTCTTCTGACATAGATGTTTTTGCTTTATTTAGTTTTGGAACATATTTTAAAAACCACGCTTCGTACTCTTTGGTTCCCTCTTTTTTTTTAAATTCTTTAAACTTTTCTGCTTTTTCAGAAAGGATGCTTTCTTTTGTAGGTTGTTCACCATAACAACTTACACTAAATCTTCGCAATAATCCTTTCTGAGACAATCTATTTCTCTCTTGAACCTTAAATAAATATTCAGTCATGCATAAAATTCGGTTTGTATCATAATATGGCAAGTCTGAATATAAAAATGCCAAATAAAAACTTAACATGGTATCAATTGTTGCAACTTTTATTTTATTATCTTTTATATTTAATACATTATAACTATGACATCCAAGCGGTTCATAAATAAATGTGACTGTTTCGTCGCCTACACGAACTTCATAATGGGTTGAAATAATTTCTCCAACAGGGGGCATTTTAACTATTTTTGTATTTTTATATCCTTCATTATTTAATCTTTCTTTTACAATTGTTGCGGTTTTGTATGGGTCTTCTGATAAAACATCAAAATCTGGATAATCTCGCATTTTATTACCTATTTTTTTTGGCATATATTTACTATACAAATTTACAGCATATCCACCAAAAAAAACAACACCTTGCGATATCAATGTACTTTTTACAATATTATTAATTTCATCTTCATTTTTATCATTCTCAAATGATCGTTGAAAATCTAATGCATTGCATTTTTCTCCTTTTAATGGATAATGCTTATTTAATAATAAAAGTCTCTTTAATACTTTTTCCCATCGCGTAGTATCCCCAGCAGGTCTAGATAATTCTAAATACATTGACATTCTCAGTAAATTCGGCGGAGCATAAAGAATTCCATTTACCTTTAATGCCTCTTGTTTTACTTTTTTAAATATTTTTTTATCTAAAAGTGTAATGTCAGCAACTGGTATAAAATTAACAAATACTTTATAAGTTCCAAAGTGTTGTCCTGCTTTTGCCTCTACTTCTTCATATCCATTTTTATAATATATGTCAGCCAATTCCTTAGCATCATCCACTGGACTGGGGCTAAAAAAATCATAATCTGGAATCTCTATATCTTTATTGTAAAATTGCTCATTAATTGGCAATAAATTATTTATTGCTGTTCCACCATAACATATTAATTTTTTATTTCTTATAAAAGTTTCAACAATTTGTATCATATGTTTTACCTCTGGTGAATTAACAATTTTTCTACCGGATTTTTCTTTAGCAAGATCTACCGCTTGACGCAAAATTGCTAGTTCTTTTTCATCATTTGTTAAATTTGTATAACATTCTTTCATTTACTATATTATATAATTATAAATTTATAAAATATAATTAAATAATTAAAATTGATAAAATCATTAAAATTGATAAACTAAACATTATCTTTACATTAAAATGAAATATTACATATTAAACTTGTAAAAATCTGAACTAACATTTCTCTCTTGATAAGAATAATCAGGATTTGGTGGTGGAGGTGCCGGTATTGTTACTTCAATGAACCGCAGATTTTCAGGTTTTAAAGTAAAAGCGCTTCCAGATTTATCAAAAAAGAGTGAATAATATTCCATATAATTATCAAATGTTTGAAATGACATTCCAATCATCTGACATCCATAATTCATAGCAAGCGCAGCAGAAGGATTTATTGCGTCTTGAGATAAATCAGGGCGAACAATGCTCATATTTTTTTTATTAAATTCTATAAGTTCTGATGTATCTTGAGTATTCTTTACTTGACTATAAGTATAACTTCTTAAAAATACAGAACCAGACGCTATGTTTACATATTCATCTAATGGGGTTTGTTCAAATAAAGGATTTGTTCGGTCAACCATTATTACTACCTTTCCCATTAATTCTTTTAATGGAACAATTCCTAAATTATTTCCCTTATTTTCATAACTATATTCTTTACCTAATATTCTGTTTTCTAATTGATTGTAAATTTCATCTGCCATAATTTTATAAATTTTTTGGTTATTGCTCATTATTCTAAAATTTAATAAAAGCGGATCGCCTGGATTAGGACATGTTCCACCAGAAAATGCATAATTTGAAATTATGTTTATAGCATCTCCAAAATCTACACTATTATATGTACCCTTTGTATAATAATCATCTACAGATGATGCCGCTATAACCGGCCTATCATTTAATGAATAGATTTCAAAATCTAAACATCTGGCACCTTGTTTAATTGCGGATTTAAGAGCACATACATTAACAAAATCATTTTTTACTTGACCTGCTAAGCAAGCATTAAATGCGGTCTTTATGTAATAATCTCTTAAGTTATGACTAAATCTTTCTTGTGATGTGTCAACTGTTGAGACTTTTGCAAAATCTGGATATATTTTTGAGAGAACATCGCAATTTTTATTATTAAGTCTCAACTTTGAATAAAGCCAATATCCTACCAAGCATATAATTAAAAATACTAATACATAAATAATCTTGCTTATTGTCTTGGTATTATTTGTTAATAAATCAATATAAGATTCCGATTTGTCCATACTTATATTATTGTATTATTTTTATAAAATAAGTTATCCAATTTATAAAATAAATATTTAAAGATTGTAATTTATCCACCAATTAAAAAATAAGTTATCTAATTTATAATTTAAAGATTGTGAATGTTATTGTTACAATGAATAACAATAACATGAAAGATTTTAATAAAGATTTTAATAAAAATTTCCCTAGTTTTGAAAAAAATTATCTAGCACAAAAACAAATTAAAGATTCAATTGAAAAACAAAAAAAAACAATTTTTATTAAAAATAAATTTAATAAAGTATATCCAAATGTAAATTTTGACGAGTTGATTAGTGACGAAGATGCGGGAAAAGAATTGGGAATGATTAGATCTACTGATGACGGATGCATCCGTTATAGACACAATAAAACAAAAGAAGTTTATGTGTGGAATTTTATAGACAAACAATGGAAATCATCTGTTATAGACACAATAAAACAAAAGAAGTCTATGTGGGATTTTATAGACAAACAATGGAAAATGTAATAATTTATACTTTATCAAAATAAATGGAAAAACTTAAACTATATTTTCCAGTTTCAATACATCTTCCTCTCTCATGTGGATTATTTGTTACTCTAACTATTTTAGTATTTTCGCCACAGCTTATATATCTAATGTGTTTAAGTTTGTAATCTTTATGAGTTTGATTAAATTTTTCAAAAAAATAAGGACACACTGGCTTTTCATCCGATTTGTGTTCCATCATAAATTTACACAGTTCATTATAGGGAATGTCTCTATATTCATAATCAACAAATGATGTATTTACTTTTAATTTATTATACAATCCGTCCATCAATTCAGTAATTGAATTATCATTTCCCATATTTTTATAATAATAAAAATAATATTTAAATACATTATTTTATAAGTTAATAAGTTTTACAAAATACAATGATAATTATTTAAAATTATAATTATCATTTTTATTGAATTTGTTTATAATATTGGAAATCTAACCCATCTTCATGTGCATCATCTCCCATCTAGCATCAACTTTTGCTTGCTCCTCTTTATCATAAATAACATACAAACGTTCATTGCAGTTCATCCTCTTTTTCTTCTCTCCATCCTCACCTACTTCAGTCTCGCTATCCTCAAAATAAGACCCCTTTATGTAATACAAACTATCTACACCACCATGCTTGCGATCCTCAGCACTCGTATATTCCTCTGCCATTTCATAAAATCTTTCCCTAGCACGCTTAATAGCATTTTCCTTTGATTTATAATTCCCGATATTGTTTTTATACGGAGGATAATAAGGGTCATCGCATTCGGTCTGCGAATAAACAACATAAAAATCAAAGTCAAAATCCCCTTCAGTTATCTTTTCATAAACAAAATCCTCAACTGACATGTTACAATAAATAAAGAAAAATCTTTATATTCATTTCATATATGTATTTTTGATCTAACAAATTAAACTACAATGTATCCCAATTAAGTCTTAAATGATAAACTACGTTATAAATATTCGCAAATGTTTCTTATCATTTCAGTCGGTAACTTTTGTAAGATATTGTTATGTTTGTTTTTATAAGAAGATCCCAATAAAATTTCTTTACGTTCTAACCATTTTCTCTCAGACGTTTCTATTATGTCATATTTAATTATTACATTATTTTTAATTTCCAAACTATAATGATAGGGTCTAATTTCACATAACCATTTGGCAACATCTAAATGACCATTATCACATGCATAACTTAAAGGTTTTGAATTAATATAAACATTTTCATAAATTTTAAATAACCATTTGGCAACATCCAAATGTCCGTTACGACACGTAAATGCGAACGTAGAAGTTTTACAAGCATAGTTATTAAGTTCAGGATTAATTTCTAATAACCATTTGGCTACATCCAAATGTCCATGGGTGCAAGCAGGTTCAAATGTAAAAAGGTCAAAACTAGAAATAATAAAGTCTGGATAAATTTCAACTAACCATTTAGCAACCTCTAAATGTCCATTTTTACAAGCATAATTAAATACATATTCTCCATTAGTGGCAATATCAATGTCAGGTTTAATTTCTAACAACCATTCGGCAACAATCAAATGTCTATTTTGACAAGCCGACTGAAACGCGTCATCATTATGAAATGAAATGTTAATGTTTGGATTGTTTTTCAATATTTTTTTTGCCATGTCTAAATTTCCTTTTTCACATGCTGATACAAAATTTAATTGATGTAATTTGACATTTTCTCTGTGATTTGTCATAGTTTATAATTGATTTATTTTATTTATATTATTTATTTTAAAATATATCAATTTTTAAATAAATAAAAAGTTCACACACATTTACATTAAGTTTACTTTATATGAAATGATTCCAAAATTGTCACATTCCAATATATAACGTTCATGATTTAATGATTGCAACCACTTGGCTATAGCAGAATGCCCTGAAAAGCAAGCATTTTTAAACAAATCGTCGCCGTCCACATAAATATCAATGTCTGGTTTAATTTCCAATAACCATTTTGCAATATCTAGATGCCCATGGGTACAGGCATAACGAATCGCATCGTTGTTTTTTGCGGAAACATTTATATCAGGTTTAATCTTCAATAACCATTTCGCAATATTTAACCGTTTAGTCCGACAAGCGATTCTGAAAAAATATTCATTTTCAATGGAAATATTGATGCTGGGTTTAATTTCATATACCCATTTGGCAAGTTCTATGTTTCCATTTTGACACGCGGTTCTAAACACAAATTCATTGTATTCAGAAATATTAAGATTTGGATTTAATTCATAGAAAAATTTGGCAACATCTAATTTACCATTTAGACAAGCTCTTCTAAAACAATATCTGTATTTATCAGAAAGAATGATATCTGGTTTGTGTTCTAGTATTAATTTTATAAAATCTAAATATCCATATTGACAAACATAATCAAATGAAGTATCATCCATTGCAGAAACGTCAATATCAGGTTTAATTTCTAACAACCATTTCGCAATATCTAAATATTTCCAAACACAACAAAGTCTAAACGCATGTTCTTCTAGTGCAGACACATTAATGTCAGGTTTAATTTCAACCAACCATTTAGCGACATTAAAATGCCCGCTCATGCAAGCAAAACGAAACGGTTCTTCATTGTTTAAAGAAATATTAATAGTAGGATATTTTTCTAACAATTGTTTCGCGATATCTAATTTTCCAGCATTGCACGCTGAACTAAACCATCTTTCATTAATTGATGGGCCAACTGAAAATGTTTGTTGGGTTGTTGTATTCATGTTGCTCATATATTAATTTTAAGTATGGTATTGTCTTTATGTAAATTCAATAATTAAAATTAATTAGTAATACAATGTTTTATGATTTAATTTTTTGCCATTTAGTTTATTTTAATTTTATTTTATTTTATTTGTTTTATTTATAAATGGCAAATGAATTTAAATTATTCTCTAAAATAACGTTAATTAAGATTTTAGCGATTATATACGTGACATTTGTTTATGCAATTGGTGGTTTATTAATAACAATATATGCTGATAGGAAAATAATTAGACCATTTTATGATACATCTGATGGTGCTGAAGAAAATATATCAACCACTCGTCATTTCATGGAAACTGTATTAGTATTGTGCGTATTAGGTGTTTTAACATATATTGGACGTAATGTATTACAAAAAATACCATTTCCTCTAGATGGTGTAGCGGGGTTTGATTATATGAGAGTGCCTGAAGTAATAACTGGTGGCCTTTTAGGTTGGACTATATTAATATTTTCAGGTGTATTAGACAATAAAATCAAGATTATTAATAGTAGATTATCTGAATTGCCAAGATTAAGACATAAAAAAAATAATAATTTTAATGTTATAGTTTAAAATGAATGTTTTAATGCCAACAATTTCAACAGACTTAATTTATTATTGTGTTGCCTCATTGTCAACATCTGTATCATCCACTCAAAATTTATACACATACATAATAAATTATTCTAATAAAAATGATGATTATCAAATTTATCAAAATAAATTAATAAATACTGACATTTCAAATAAATTACAAATAATTAGTTTATTAATTACTGATATTATAAAAAAATATCATCTTAATAATGAAGACATAAATTTAATTGAATGGTGTGATAAGTATTCTAATATAAATATAATAGAAGAAGATGATTTTAATGTATTATCAAATATAAAAAATAATAACATTATAAATGATTTACCAAAACCATTAAAAATCATTATTCAATGTTCACTTGAAATAATAAATAACATAAATGAAATTCTGCAAAAAATACAAAATAAAATTAATGAATACAATAATTCTTATTTTTCATATTTTTATAAATTAAACATTCATGGAGAAGTTAATATGTTAGTTACATATTGCGACATATTTGATAAACGAATAACAATATTATTTGACCTTCTTAAAGTTTATAATAACATATTATAAATAAATAAATTGTTAATTACTATTTAATAAATAGTATTTTAAATTAGTTAAATAATATTGTTATTATATAATATATTATGGCTGGTGGTTTATTAAATATAGTAGCATATGGTCAGCAAAACATTATATTAAATGGTAACCCTTCTAAAACATTTTTTAAATGTACTTATGCTAAGTATACAAATTTTGGGTTACAAAAATTTAGAATAGATTTTAATGGACAACGAACATTAAGGCTAACTGAAGAATCTAAGTTTACATTTAAGGTTCCTAGATATGCAGATTTATTAATGGATACATATTTGGTAATTACATTGCCATCAATTTGGAGTCCAATTTATCCTCCGCAAAATTGCGAGAGTGAATGGGTTGAATATGGTTTTAAATGGATTGAAAATATTGGAACACAAATGATTAAAGAAATACATCTGTCAATTGGTGGACAAACAATCGGTAAATTTTCTGGACAATACCTTTATAATTTAGTAGAGAGAGATTTTAGTGGTGCAAAGAAAGATTTATATTACAAAATGACCGGAAATGTTCCAGCGTTAAATGATCCGGCTAATTCTAATGGAAATGTTAATATATATCCAAATGCCTATTACAATCCTTCATCTAAGGGACCAGAACCTTCCATTAGGTCTAGAAAATTATACATACCAATTAATGCTTGGTTTACATTAAATAGTAAAATGGCACTGCCTCTTGTAGCACTTCAATACAATGAATTACATATAGATGTCACTCTTAGACCAGTTCAAGAACTTTATACAATTAGAGATATTGGAAATGAATTTGGAATTTATCCATATGTGCAGCCTAATTTTAATAATCCTTTACAAGGTTTCTATCGGTTTTTGCAACCTCCGCCAGATATTGAATTAAATTTTAATTCTTACCCAGACCAAAGAACCAATTGGAACGCTGATATTCATCTTATATCAACTTATGCATTTTTGTCAGAAAATGAAGTAAAATCTTTTGCTGCGAATGAGCAAAAATATTTAATTAGAGATGTACATGAATATAAGTTTTACAATGTAACTGGAAGTCAGCGAGTTATATTAGACACTCTTGGAATGGTATCAAATTGGATGTGGTATTTCCAGAGAAATGACATAAATCTAAGAAATGAATGGAGCAATTATACAAATTGGCCTTATAATTATTTACCTTATCCTTCAATTGAAGCCACCGCAAGTACATATAAAATTCCAAATCCTTGTAATCCTCTTACAAACATAGGTCCGGGTGACAATCCAACGGACGGATCAAAAACTGGGTTTTTTATTACACCTGAATACACCCCTCAAAATGAAAAAAATATTTTAAAAAATCTTGGAATATTAATGGATGGCAAATATAGAGAGAATGTTTTTGATGCTGGCATTTACAATTATGTAGAAAAATATGTAAGAACTGCTGGCAATAGTGAAGATGGATTATATTGTTACAATTTCTGTTTAAATACAACCCCTTTTGATTTCCAGCCAAGTGGTGCCATGAACATGAGTCGCTTTACAACAATAGAATTAGAATTTAATACAATTTATCCGGTATTAGACCCTTCTGCCGCATTTTATACTATTTGTGATCCTAATACAGGCACAATAGTAGGTGTAAATAAACCTTCATGGATTATTTATGATTATAATTATGATTTAACTTTATTTGAAGAGAGATTTAATATATTAACATTTATTTCAGGAAACGCTGGATTACAATACGCAAGATAAAATTAAATTATTATTTAAAAAAATTGATTTAAATAAATAATATTATACGACAACAATTGACATAATGAATTTGCAAACAAGATTTCCGATAACATATAATTTATGTAAAAAAACAGCTATAAACATCATATTTTGCCTTATTTAATTACTCAAAATGGAATTACATATGACAAACAAAAATTTCTATATTATCACAAGATGAAATTGATTACTTTGTAAAGTTGCAGATGGAAAACCCTGATATAGTAAATAAATGTTTTGACTATCTCATAGAAAATTTAGAAAATTTAGAAAAACAGATGGTAACACGACATAATAAAAAAACAAAAATAAAATCTCCTATGAATAATATTTATGAGACTCTTACAAGTACAAAATTATGTGACGACCAATTTATGATAGATAAGTGGGTATTATTTATTAAATCGCAGGGAGATTTTAATAAATTTTATTAAGACTTATTGTATTATGTAATTAAAGAAATTATAAACAAATTAATAATTTATATTTTTTCTAATTAATTAATTACCATCATTTGATGCGGGCAATCCACATTCTGTAAAGGTATTTGTAATGTTTGCCGAACATATCATGTTCCCTGGGTATTTTAATTTGTAACCATCTCGTTCATCATAAATTTTATTTAAATCATTCATTGCGTCGTCTAATGCTCTTGCTTTAATGCTAGAATTCATAGTTGTGCTTCCATCAGCCTTTCCAACTGGAATGACATCATTATATACGATTTCTGACATATCCATGGTGTCATTTTGGTCTTGCGCTATGCCCGGATTATAATTTTGGGTTTTTCTAAACCCTATACATGGCACTTCTACCTTTGTTTTTCCACATCCTTTACAACAATCATTATAAATACATTTATCTAAAGGACTTTGGCATTCATAAGCGCACTTCATAAAACATTTTCCATCGGGTCCTTTGTAAATAGATGATTCGCAATTGTTAGAGAGAAATCTAGGTTTAATACATCCTTTCATACAACGATTGTCAGAACATAATTTTACACCAATCGCAGGAGAACTTTCCATTCCTTCTTTGACTTTGTGAGAAATATAAAAAATAAAATAAAATAACATAGCAATTAAACCTAAAATACTTAAC